CCTTAAAAATTCTCCGGGGGTGATATTTTAGGGTTGTTTTTGTATCCGCATAACATTTAAACGAGCTCACAAGGTTGACTTTTTCATTTTTTCTTTTCTCCTTTCAAAAGGTGTTGGTCAGCTTTGTGAGTTCTTATAAATGCTATGCAAAACTTCATGTAAACACTACAAAACACTACAAAACAGTACGAGAACCATGTGATATTTAATCGAGAGGAGGCAGTAAGAATGAAGAAAGCTAAGGCTGTAACCTCTTCTGAGTCTTCGAGAAAGATGAGACCAGCTTTATCTCCAGAAGCTAGGGAAAATCAATTAGTGTCCTTGGCCGTAGACCTTGCTGAGAAACAGTTATTAGAGGGAACTGCTTCTCAGCAAGTTATAACACATTACTTAAAGCTTGGCTCAACCAAAGATAAAATCGAAAAAGAAATTCTTGAAAAACAGAAAGAGCTGATTGAAGCCAAAACCCAATCGTTACAGTCGGCTCAAAGAATTGAAGAGCTCTACAAGAATGCTCTTGACGCTATGAGGAACTACAGTGGGCAAGGTGGTTCAGATGATTATTAAAACCTATTCGGAACTGATTAAGCTTCCGACTTTCGAAGAACGATATCGATATTTAAAGCTTCACGGAAAAGTCGGAGAAGAGACATTCGGGTTTGATAGATTTATCAACCAAAACTTTTACAAATCTCAAGAATGGAAATCTGTTCGAGATTTTGTGATAGTCAGAGATAACGGGTGTGACCTTGGAATTGATGGTTATGAGATTCACGGTACGATCTTAATTCATCACATGAACCCCATTTTACCTCATGACGTCATCTATCGAAGTGCATTCCTATTGAATCCTGAGTATCTGATTTCGACGATTATTTCAACACACAACGCAATTCACTACGGAGACGAAGGTCTAATAATCAAAGCTCCAATTGAACGAAGAAGAAACGACACGTGCCCATGGAGACACTAATAAAAGGAGAAGAAAAAAGTATCAGGATGAATTGGTTAAGAACACAAACCTGATCGGTAAGGATTCTGTATGAAGAAGTATATAACTGCTCAGCCGTAAAGAAGCGTCGGGGGACGTATAATAAGGCTATCATTTTGGATAGGAGTCCGATTGAAAAGCCGAGTAATGGTGTGTGGACCATCGCTCAGCTTTTCAGTGGTATTACACTACTTTAAGTTGGCTCTTTTTGACTTTCTTGGCTAAACCGGTATTGATCGTGTCGGAGTTCTGACGGACGAATTCTGAAACATATTCTGTTCCAACTTCATCATTGTAGCTCTGGATGCTACCTTTTTCGGTGTAAACGTAGTGATTAAATGCGGCGGCTCCTGTAACGCGTTTCCCCTTATCGTTTAAATAGGAAAAATCCAGGCTCTTTGACATAAATAAACCTCCTATCCAAAATGATAGCCTTATTATACTACACAAAATCTTGAAAATGAATAGATCGGAGGAACGGATGTGAAAAATACGAAAACACGCCACGGTTCACTCATAGGAGGCTCATCATGGAGAGTATACTGACATCAATTAAGAAACTGCTCGGTCCTTCGGGGGGGTATACACACTTTGATACGGATCTTATCATGCATATCAATTCTATTTTCGCAATTCTAACTCAGATTGGTGTCGGTCCTTCCAAAGGTTTCTCGATTGAAGGTGCAGATGCAGTATGGACGGATTTTATCCCAAACGATATTGAAACGTTGGAATTTGTAAAGTCCTATATGTATCTAAAAGTTAAACTCATTTTCGATCCGCCGCTTAGTTCTGCCGTGATCGAGTCGATGAAGCAGATGGCCGGTGAGTTTGAGTGGAGAATTCAAGTTGCGGCCGAGTCGGTGAAAAAAGAGGAGGGATAACGATCATGAGCAATAGTTTGCAACATTATGGCATTCTCGGAATGAAGTGGGGTGTAAGAAGAAACCCAGCTCAACTCGGATATGTAACCGTTAGACAAGCTAATAAAAATGCTCGAAAAGCAATGAAAGAAGCAAGATTAAATAGTATCGCGAAAGATAGAGCATCATCTAAATATGTAACCGTTAGACAAGCTAATAAAAATGCTCGTAAAGCGATGGAAGAAGCAAGGAGAAACAGTATTGCAAAAGATAAAGAAAAAAATAGGACTTTGAGAGAAGTTAACAAGAAAGCAAAGTCTAAGAATGTTAAGGAAATGTCCGATGACGAGCTTCGAAAAGTTGTAAATCGTCTTCAAATGGAAAGGCAGTATTCTCAATTATCCGAAGGTAGTGTTAGTAAGGGAAAAGAGTATACACAAAAGATTATCAAAGCTGGGACAACCGTTGCGGCTGTTACTACTACAGCTCTTACTATTTATAACAATGCCGAAAAGATTAAGGCTATTCTTGAAAAAACTAAAAAATAAGGAGAATAAATTATGGCATTATCAAACACTGCCGTTCCAAAATATTACGGCATGTTTAGAGATGCCGTTATCCGAGGAGAGATTCCGGTATGTAAAGAAATCTCAATGGAGATGAACCGTATTGATGATCTCATTGCTAATCCCGGAGTTTACTACGATGATCAAGCAGTCGAAGGCTGGATAAATTATTGTGAGACTGAACTCACTTTAACCGATGGTGCCGATTTACATTTGTTGGATAGTTTTAAACTATGGGGTGAACAAGTTTTTGGATGGTATTACTTCGTTGAAAGAAGCGTGTACGAGCCAAATTCTGATGGTCATGGTGGACATTACATCAAGAAGACTATCAAGAAACGCCTTATCAACAAACAATATCTTATCGTCGGAAGGGGCGCAGCTAAGACGATGTATGGTTCGACTATTCAGAGCTACTTTATAAATGTCGATACATCAACCACGCAGCAAGTTACGACGGCCCCAACTATGAAACAAGCCGACGAGGTCGTTGGCCCAATTAGAACATCTATAACAAGATCTCGAGGTCCACTGTTTCGTTTCCTAACCGAAGGTTCTCTTCAAAACACGACGGGTTCCAAAGCGAATAGGGTTAAACTGGCTTCGACTAAGCTGGGTATCCAAAACTTTTTGACAGGTTCCATCCTTGAAGTTAGACCGATGAGCATAGCCAAGCTCCAAGGTAGACACGACAGGGTCGCCACTGTTGACGAATGGCTTTCATGTGATATTCGGGAAGACGTCGTTGGCGCGATTGAACAGGGCGCTTCAAAAAATACGGATGACTATCTCATTGTGGCTATGAGTTCGGAAGGTACTGTTCGAAACGGAAGCGGCGATACAATCAAAATGGAGCTATCTGACATTCTAAAGGGTGATTATATTAACCCGCATGTCTCAATTTGGTGGTATAAACTCGACTCCCTCGACGAAGTCTCCAACCCAGATATGTGGCCAAAAGCCAATCCGAATCTCGGAAAGACCGTTAGCTACGAGACTTACCAGCTTGAAGTTGAAAGAGCAGAAAAAGCCCCGGCAGCCAGAAACGATATTTTGGCAAAGCGTTTCGGGATTCCTATGGAGGGTTATACTTACTACTTTACTTACGAAGAAACTCTTCCTCACAGGAAACGAGACTTTTGGCAAATGCCCTGTTCATTAGGTGGAGACCTTTCGCAAGGCGATGACTTCTGCGCGTTTACCTTTCTCTTTCCGTTATCCAACGGTTGTTTTGGTATTAAAACTCGAAACTACATAACCTCCACAACTTTAATGAAACTTCCAGCGGCCATGAGAATCAAGTATGACCAATTTATGAATGAGGGAAGTTTGATCGTTCTTGAGGGAACCGTGCTTGACATGATGCAGGTTTATGAGGACTTGGATAATCATATAAACGAATGTGGATATGATGTACGATGTTTCGGCTTTGACCCATATAATGCAAAGGAATTTATAGAGCGCTGGGAATCAGAAAATGGTCCGTTTGGTATCGAAAAAGTTATACAGGGTGCAAAAACAGAGTCCGTTCCTCTTGGAGAGTTAAAAAAACTTTCCGAGGAGCGGATGCTTTTATTTGACGAAGAACTCATGACTTTTGCCATGGGTAACTGTATAACCCTGGAAGATACCAATGGAAACCGAAAATTACTAAAAAAACGATATGAGCAGAAGATCGATGCCGTAGCCGCTATGATGGATGCTTACATCGCTTATAAGCTGAACAAAGATGCTTTTGATTAAAGGAGGGATAACGATCATGAGCAATAGTTTGCAACATTATGGCATTCTCGGAATGAAGTGGGGTGTAAGAAGAACCAGGGGGACTCTTGATCGCGTTGCGGGAAGAAAAGAATTTAAACAAAAAACTTCGCCCAAAAAGGATAGTAACACCAAGAAAAATATCTCTGCGAATGGTAAACATGAGGTTCTTGATATACTTCGTATTATTGGTGGCGTGGCGATAAGTTCTAAATCTATCCAAACGATGATAAAGGCTGGAAAAATCGATACTTTGCACATGTTACAAATCATCGGAGGACTTAAGATCATCGCCAATTCGCTCGATCGTTTAGGAGGTGATGATTAAATTGGAGATGACTTTTGGTTCCAGACTAAAACATGCTTGGAATGCATTTCTCAATAAAGACCCCACAAGTTATTACAGAAATATTGGGGTCGGTCATTCTTATAGACCGGACAGGCCGAGACTTACACGTGGAAATGAGCGATCTATAGTAACTTCGGTATATAACCGTATTGCTTTAGATTCTGCGTCCATCAACGTCCAGCATGTTCGATTAGACGAAAATAATCGTTTCCTATCGGTCATAGAATCGGGATTAAACGGATGCCTTACTGTCGAAGCCAACATTGATCAAACTGGTAGAGCTTTTATACAGGATGCCGTTATGTCAATGCTGGATGAAGGAAGTGTGGCTATTGTTCCAGTCGACACAACCTTTAATCCCGAGGTTACCAGTTCTTATGACATCAATTCAATGCGAACTGGTAAAATTTTAGACTGGTATCCAAATCATATCAGAGTTCGTGTATACAATGAGAAAACCGGTCTTAAAGAGGATATTGAGGTTCCGAAAAGCACGGTTGCCATCGTCGAAAATCCCTTGTATGCAGTTATTAACGAACCTAACTCAACCATGAAGCGTCTTGTTCGAAAACTTAATCTTTTGGATGTGGTTGATGAACAGAGTAGTTCTGGTAAGTTAGATTTAATTATTCAGTTACCATATATAATCAAGACAGAAGCAAGACGTCAACAAGCCGAAAATCGGCGTAAAGATATAGAAGAGCAATTGGTAGGTTCAAGGTATGGTATTGCTTATACCGATGGTACCGAGCGTATCACACAATTGAATCGCGCTGTCGAAAATAATTTAATGAAACAGATTGAATACCTAACGAGTATGTTATACAGCCAGTTAGGGATCACTCAGAGTATATTGGATGGTTCTGCCGACAATAAAACGATGCTCAACTATTATAACCGTACGATTGAGCCTATTCTTTCAGCTATTGTTGATGAGATGAAACGAAAGTTTCTAACTAAAACCGCTCGGTCACAATTGCAGTCGATTTCATTCTTCAGAGACCCGTTCAAGCTTGTTCCGGTTAATGAGATTTCTGAAATTGCTGACAAGTTTACTCGAAACGAGATAATGACGTCGAACGAAATTAGACAGATCATCGGAATGAAGCCGTCGGATGATCCGAAAGCGGACGAGCTTAGGAATAAGAACCTGAGCGAACCGTCAAAAGACAAAACCGATTAAGTGAATGATGTGGCTGAAGAAAAGATCAGGACGGTAAATAATAAATTGTAAAGGAGAAAATTCAAAATGAAGATATTTGATTTCAGTGGTTGGGCTACCCGAAACAATCTCAAATGCTCTGATGGAAGAACCATCATGAAAGATGCATTTAAGCATAACGACGGGCAGACGGTTCCTCTTGTATGGAATCACCAGCACAATGATCCACTCAACGTTCTTGGGCACGCTTTGCTCGAAAATCGTGATGAAGGTGTATACGCTTATTGTAAATTCAACGAAACTGAATCTGGCAAGAATGCTAAGCTTCTGGTTGAGCATGGTGACGTGTCTGCTCTGTCCATTTACGCTAATCAACTGAAGCAGCAGGGTCCCAATGTGCTTCATGGTGCGATTCGTGAACTAAGTCTCGTTCTGGCTGGAGCAAATCCCGGCGCATTCATCGATGCTGTAATTCGGCATGGAGAGGAATCCGATGAGGAAGCCATCATCTATACCGGTGAGAACATTGCGTTATACCATGCCGAAGAGAAGAAGAACGAAACCGAGGAAACCGTTGCCGATGTATTCAACACCCTCAACGAAAAACAGAAAATGGTGGTCTATGCGATGATTGGGCGAGCTCTTGATGAAAATGAAGAGTCCGAAGATAATAACAATGATGATCCTAAAGGAGGAAATAAAGTTATGAAACACAACGTATTTGACAATGAGGATATTCAGAAGAAGGATGTTTTGAGTCACTCCGATATGGAAGCTATCTTTGCCGACGCTAAGCGTTACGGCAGTCTAAGAGACAGTGCCCTTGCTCACGGTATTGATAATATTGATTACCTGTTCCCCGATGCCCAAAACGTTACTAATACCCCTCAGTTTATCCAGAGAGATATGGGTTGGGTTCAGAAAATTATGAACGGTGTTCATCACACCCCGTTCTCTCGCATCAAGTCTATTTTTGCCGACATCACAGAAGAGGATGCCCGCGCTAAGGGTTATATTAAGGGTAAACTGAAGAAGGAAGAAGTCTTTTCTCTGCTCAAGCGTTCGACAACTCCGACCACTATCTACAAGAAGCAGAAGTTGGATCGCGATGATGTTGTTGATATCACCGATTTCGACGTTGTGACTTGGCTTAAGTCGGAGATGCGTATGATGCTGGACGAGGAAATTGCCCGTGCCGTTCTGGTCGGCGATGGTCGTCTGAGCTCTTCCGACGATAAGATCAACGAGCAAAACATTCGTCCTATCTGGACTGATGCCGATCTGTACACCATCAAGGCTCCTGTTACGGTTGCGACTGGTGCTACCGCCGATCAGAAGGCGAAAGCATTTATCCGTGCGGCCATCAAGGCACGTAAAAACTACAAGGGTTCCGGCGAGCCCACTTTATACACTACTGAGGACGTTCTCACCGACTGCCTGTTGATGGAAGATACAACCGGTCGTATCATCTATGATTCTGTCACGAAGCTGGCGACTGCTCTGCGTGTCAAAGAGATCGTGACTGTTCCTGTTATGGAGGATCTGTCTCGTGTCGACGGCAGCACTACTTATAGTCTAATGGGCATCATTGTCAACTTGAATGACTATAACATCGGTGCTGACAAGGGCGGCGCTGTTAACATGTTCGATGACTTCGATATTGATTACAATGCCCAGAAGTACCTCATCGAGACTCGTTGCTCCGGCGCGTTGATCAAGCCTTACTCCGCCATCTCTTTGGAGCTTTCCACCGAATAAAACCAGGGTTAATTAACAAAGGAGAGAATTCAAAATGGCTAAATTTTACGGAGTAATCGGCTACGCTGAAACGGCGGAAACGACGCCTGGCGTGTGGAAGGAGCAGTTTACCGAGCGCGATTACTATGGTGACCTGGTTCGGAACACCAGCAAGCTTCAATCCACCGACAAACTCAATGACGACATCAATGTTGCAAATGAGATCAGCATCGTATCCGATCCGTTTGCCAATGAGAATTTTCATTCGATGCGCTACGTTGAGTTTATGGGTGCTAAATGGAAGATTACAAAGGTAGAAGTTCAGTACCCTAGATTAATACTGACTATAGGGGGTGTGTACAATACCCAGTAGGATCAAACTACAGATTTTACTTGAGGAACTTATCGGAAGTCGAAATGTGTATTTTCAACCCCCTGAGTTACTAAAAATGAAATACCCCGCCATTGTTTACGGTCTCGAAGACATCGAGAACACGTTTGCAGATGACGGGGTTTATTTTTTTAGAAAGAAATATTCCGTAACGGTCATTGATGAGGATCCAGATAGCCCGATTGTAGATAAAGTTGCGGCTTTACCTACTTGTCGATTTAATCGGCATTTCGAGTCGGACAATCTTAATCATGATGTTTTTATTCTATATTTTTAAAAGGAGGAATCAAAATGTCGAAACTTGTTTGGGATAAGACCGGTGAACGTTTTTATGAAACCGGTGTCAGTCATGGTGTTCTTTATCCTATTCAGACTGGAGGGTACACGAAAGGTGTTGCGTGGAGTGGTCTTACAGCTGTAACCGAATCCCCTTCGGGTGCTGAACCCAACCCTTTGTATGCTGATAACATCAAGTATTTGAATCTGCTATCCGCCGAAGAATTCGGTGCCACAATTGAGGCTTATACTTATCCTGATGAATTCGCAGAGTGCGATGGTTCTGCGGAAATTGCTCCTGGGGTGAAAATCGGACAGCAAAACCGTAAAACTTTCGGTCTTTGTTATAGAACAATTATCGGTAATGACATTGACAACAATGATCATGGTTATAAGCTGCATTTGATTTATGGAGCTTTGGCGGCTCCTTCGGATAAAGAATATTCAACCATTAATGATAGCCCAGAAGCAATAACTTTTTCCTGGGAAATTACCACCACACCAGTTGATGTCCCGAGTCATAAGCCGACAGCTAGTGTGACTATTGATAGCACTAAGGTTAATGAGGCAAATTTATTCGCTTTGGAAAAAATTCTTTATGGTGATACTCAGACCGAGTCAAGACTACCTCTACCCGCTGAGATTATTACGCTGATGTCTTCTTAATTTAGGAGGAATCAAAATGTCGAAACTTGTTTGGGATAAGACCGGTGAACGTTTTTATGAAACCGGTGTCAGTCATGGTGTTCTTTATCCTATTCAGACTGGAGGGTACACGAAAGGTGTTGCGTGGAGTGGTCTTACAGCTGTAACCGAATCCCCTTCGGGTGCTGAACCCAACCCTTTGTATGCTGATAACATCAAGTATTTGAATCTGCTATCCGCCGAAGAATTCGGTGCCACAATTGAGGCTTATACTTATCCTGATGAATTTAAGCGATGTTTAGGTGAACATGCGATAATTCCTGGGATTACGATTACTCAACAGAAGAAATCGCTTTTTGGTTTATGCTATCGTACTTTAATTGGTAATGATAAAGATGCAACCGATTATGGATATAAGATTCATTTGATTTATGGAGCTTTGGCGGCTCCTTCGGATAAAGAATATTCAACCATTAATGATAGCCCAGAAGCAATAACTTTTTCCTGGGAAATTACCACTACCCCGGTATTGGTTGATGGGTTTAAACCTATTGCGTTCCTGATTTGCGACTCTACAAAATTCAAGTCTTCCGGTTTGGTTAATGTTTTAAAAAGTATAGAAGAAGTATTGTATGGCAGTACCGAAACGGATGCGAGACTTCCATTAGTTTCAGAGATAAAAGAGCTTTTTCAAATTCATATGTATTTAAGAGATTCGAACAATGATTTACTTTTGGATAGCTTCGGTAATTCAATGCAATCTGTTGTCTATTAGAGGGAGTCGTATTCAGGCTGACGGGCTGGTGGTCCCCTATTTTTATTATCGAAAGGAGAAAATTTATCATGTTGAAAAAGACCATTACTTACGAGGACTTCGACGGAAACAAAAGGACCGAGGATTTCTACTTTAATCTATCTAAGGCAGAAGTCTTGGAAATGGAGATGGGCGTAACCGGAGGAATGACACAAATGCTCAATAGGATCGTCGCTGCGCAGGACGGTGAAAGGATTATCAAGACCTTCAAAGAGATCATTCTCAAGGCTTACGGAGAGAAATCTCCTGACGGAAAGAGGTTTATCAAGTCTGAAGAAATTTCTACGGCCTTTTCTCAGACCGAGGCATACTCTCAGCTGTTTATGGAGTTGGCTACCGATGCCGATGCTGCTGCGAAATTTGTGAATGCTATCGTTCCTGTTGATGCGGCTAAAACTGCTCCGGCTCCTGTTACGCATCAATAAATAATTGGAGGGTTGAGGAATGCTTTGGATTACAATACCGGCTGTTGAGCAATGGGACGAGAAAAAACAAGAGTTTGTCACAACAAAAGAGCAGACGTTGCAATTAGAGCATTCTCTCGTCTCCCTTTCAAAATGGGAGTCCAAATGGTGTAAAGCGTTTTTGACTAGGAACGAAAAGTCATTCGAAGAAACTCTGGATTACATAAAATGTATGACACTTACGCAGAACGTGGATCCAGGTATTTACAATTATCTCACCAATGGAAACATTAACAAGATTAACAAGTATATAGAAGCTCCGATGACGGCCACTTATTTTTCTGATGATAAAACCAGCAAAGTAAGCAGAGAGCAGATTACAGCAGAGCTTATCTATTACTGGATGATTGCTTTGAATATCCCATTCGAGTGTCAGAAATGGCATCTTAACCGTCTTCTTACTTTAATTAAAGTTTGCAATATTAAAAATACGCCGCCTAAGAAGAGAAGTAAGAAAGACATCATGAGTCGCAATGCTGCTTTGAACGCGGCTCGCAGAAAACAACTAAATACGAGAGGATGATTTTTAAAGTATGTTTAGTATGTTTAATGCTACCACAATTATTGATGCTGTGTTTGCGCTGATTGGCATCGTTATCATGGTCGTAGTCATTCCCTATATCAAGAGCAAAACCACGAAGCAGCAGCAGACGGAGATCAACGCCTGGGTAAAAATTGCCGTAACTGCCGCTGAACAGATCTATGTTGGAACTGGTCGCGGCGTAGATAAAAAAGCATATGTTCTTGACTGGCTTCACGATCATGGCATTACATTTGATGAAAGCAAATTGGATGCGATGATTGAGGCAGCTGTCTATGAGCTTAAGAACGGCATTATTACTATTGAGACCGCGCTGGTGGATGGGAGTGATACCAATGACGCCAGTTGAAAAACTTTTAACTACGGCTAGAAAAGAAATTGGCTATCTTGAAAAAGCCTCCAACGCTCGGCTCGACGACCATACTGCTAATGCTGGGTATAACAACTGGACCAAGTATGCCCGTGACCTTGACAGTATGGGCATTTACAATTTCCCTAAAAATGGTTATTCCTGGTGCGACATATTTGTTGATTGGTGTTTTATCAAGACCTTTGGTCTGAAAACGGCCATGAAAATGACGAATCAGGCAATGGGTGGATACGGTGCCGGATGCACCTGTTCAGCAAACTACTATAAGGAAGTAGGTCGGTTCGTCACCGACAATCCGCAGCCCGGAGATCAGATTTTCTTCACGAATGGCAACGAAATGGGGCATACCGGCATTGTCGAGAAAGTAGCCAATGGACGAGTCTATACTATCGAGGGCAATACCTCAAGTAATGCCGGTGTCGTTGCTAACGGCGGAGCAGTGCGAGACAAATCGTACAGCTTAAACTATACGAAGATCGGTGGTTATGGTCGGCCAGATTATTCGCTCGTACAAGAGGAGGATGAAAAGGAGGATGAAGACATGGACGTCAATAAATTTAAAGAGCTTTGGAATGAAATGCGCAAGGAACTTCAAGACAACGATAGTGCTGCTTGGAGCGAGAAGGCTCGTCAGTGGGCTATTGAGACCGGTCTGATTGCCGGAGGTGGAAACGGCGCTGACGGGCAGCCAAATTACATGTGGGCAGACATGCTTACACGTGAACAGGCTATCACGTTGTTTTATCGTTTCGCGCAGATGATGGGAAAAGTATGATGAAGCTTGGTCGGCTGGCGGAAAGGAAGACAGAGTATTCAAAGCGACTTGTATCAGACATCAGACTGCTTTTATGGGTTGTGACTGTCGGTGGTCTTTTGCTGGCCGGTTTATGCGTATATAAGGGATTTACTGGTTCTCTACCATGGCTTTCCGCTATGGTTGGGTTGCCGTGGACAGCTCACGGGGTTATTTGCTCGTTCTATTTGAACATGGCAAAAAGCGATCACAAAGAAGGCGGCATAACTTTCGAGTCAGCTAAATCGGTCGATTTCGTTAATAGCAACTCTGATAGTCCTACAATTTAGTTAGAAGGAGAATCCATATGATAAGTTTCAGACAAAAGGGCGACTTCTCTAAACTGACACGTTTTTTGGAGAAAGCTAAAGAGGCTATTCGTCTCGGAGATCTCGACAAGTACGGTCGAGAGGGAGTAGCCGCCCTTGCGTCTGCAACACCAGTCGACTCCGGACAAACAGCTAATTCTTGGTATTATAAGATAGTTAACAAAAACGGATCAGCAACAATTACTTTTTATAATTCAAACATTCAAAATGGAGTTCCAATAGCTATCATTCTACAGTATGGACACGGAACTCGTAATGGCGGCTGGGTACAGGGGCGAGATTATATCAATCCTGCTATCCAGCCTCTTTTTGATAAAATCGTAAATGAAGCATGGAGGGAAGTTACTAAGTCATGAGTAGGACAATCGATTCGAGAATTGTTGAGATGCAGTTTGATAATAGACAGTTTGAGTCTAATATCAAAGGTACATTATCATCTCTTGATAAACTTAATCAAAGTTTGAATATGACCGGAAGTAATAACAGCATGTCAGGACTTAGCGGGGCTGTAGAATCGGTTCGTATCAAGTTTTCGGCTCTCGAGGTCATGGCGGTAACAGCCCTCGCAAATATTACTAATTCAGCAATTAATACTGGAAAGAGAATGCTTTCAGCCTTAACTATAGATCCGATTATGACGGGTTTCTCAGAGTATGAAACCAAGATCAACGCCATTCAGACAATCATATCCAATACCGCAAGTAAGGGCACGACTATGAAGGATGTTACACGAGTCATCGACGAGTTGAATACATATGCCGATAAGACGATTTACAACTTCGCTGAGATGACCCGTAATATCGGTACCTTCACGGCCGCCGGAGTTGGTTTGGAAGAATCAGCAAAAGCTATTCAAGGTATTGCTAACTTAGCGGCAGCATCCGGTTCATCTTCGCAACAGGCATCGACGGCAATGTATCAGCTTTCTCAGGCATTAGCAACTGGTAAAGTACAACTTATGGACTGGAACTCAGTCGTTAATGCTGGTATGGGTGGCGAAAAGTTTCAGGAAGCTCTAAAGCAGACAGCTAGAGAACATGGCATTGCCGTAGACCAAATTATCAAAGCAAATGGTTCGTTTAGAGACTCGTTGCAGGAAGGATGGATTTCCGCTGATATCCTTAACGAGACTTTGAATAAATTCACCGTCGATGGAGCGACCAACTATGCCAAGAGCATGATGGAGTCTGGCAAATGGACTCAGAAGCAGGCTGATGCTCTTATTACCGAAGCTCAAGCCATGGAAGATGCCGCCACTAAAGTTAAGACTTTTACTCAGTTATGGGACACTTTGAAAGAGTCCGCTCAGTCCGGTTGGTCTCAGAGCTGGGAAATTATTATTGGTGATTTTGAAGAAGCTAAAGCTCTTCTGACTGAAATTAGTGATATATTCGGCGGTCTCATCGGTAAATCGGCAGATGCTCGAAATGAAATGTTGCAGTTCTGGAAAGACAATGGTGGTCGCGCAGCACTTATTGATTCGTTTAGAAACTCGTTTGAAGCATTAGGACGAGTTTTAAAACCTATAAGAGAAGCTTTTAGAGAAATCTTTCCTTCAATAACAGGTGCACAATTAGTCTCTATGACAGAAGGACTTAAGAATTTCACAGAAAGCCTCAAAATAGGAGACGAAACTGCTAAAGACATTAAAAACACATTCAAAGGTTTCTTCGCACTTCTTGATATTGGTAAAATGGCTTTAACAGCAATCGTTGGAGGTCTTATTTCTCTTGTTAAAATGTTACTCCCTGTTAGTGATGGTTTTCTTTCTGTTACTGGGGGAGTTGGGGATTTCATTGTTGCTATTCGTGACGCGTTAAAGTCTTCTGACGCATTCAACGTCGTAATTCAAAACATCGGTAAAGTCTTAAAACCGGTTGCAGAAGGAATTGTAATGTTTGGTAATCTGATAGCAAGTGCCTTTAAAGCTGTCAAGGTACCAGACATGACTGGTGTTGACGAGTTTACTGGACAAATAGAAAAGAGATTTCAACCTCTTATGAAAGTTGGAGAGGCTTTGAAAAGCTTTATATCTTTCTTCTACAATCTTGCTTTAGAAATCGGTAAAGCGGTTGGTATATTACAGGATGGTATAACTAAATCTCTTAATGATGTCAACTTTAATTCTTTATTTAATTTTATAAACAATGGTTTACTCGTTGGAATATTGTATGGGATTAAAAAGTTTACAAGTTCGATAGCGGATATGACAGAAATCTTAGATGGGGTTAGAGGTTGTCTTGAAGCTTATCAGTCACAGTTAAAAGCGAATATATTATTAAAAATTGCTATAGCTATTGGTATACTAGCTGCCGCTTTGTTAACTATATCAATGATAGATTCCGAAAAACTTACAGTTTCGTTAGGTGCTATGACGGTGATGTTTATAGAACTATTTACTGCTATGTCAGTGTTTAGCACTCTTACTGGGCCTCATGGTTTCTTAGCGATGATAAAAATCACAACTGGAATGATAGGTTTATCTGTAGCAGTTCTCATACTCACATCGGCGATGGAAAAGTTGGGTAATCTTGATTGGGATGGTGTAATTAAAGGTCTTGTTGGTGTGGCAGGTTTATCCGTTATATTAATACAAACGTCAAAAGCATTAGAAACAAGTTCAAAAAGTCTTATAGTCGCATCAGTCGGTTTTATTATATTTGGAACATCTATATTAATCCTTACTAAAGCTGTTAAGCAATTAGGTGAACTTGATCTTGCCGACTTAGCTAAAGGGCTTATTGCCGTTGGTGTATTATCTGCGGAGTTGTCGTTATTTATGAAAGCGACTGACCTTAGTGGTATGGGTGCATTAAAAGGTGCAGGTCTTCTACTTTTGGCTGTGGCTATATCTGTTTTAGCTGATGCAGTGAGAAAGATAAGCGAAATTGATCTTGGTGCGTTGGTCAAAGGTCTTGCTGGTATTGCTGTTATATTAACCGAGATTACTATTTTTACGAACATAGCAGGAAACGCGCCAAATGTGATTAAGACGGCTGTTAGTTTAATAGTTCTTGGAACGGCTATTAACATATTAGCAGCGGCCATTATAAAAATGAGTGCTATGTCATGGGAAGCGATGAGTAAAGGACTGTTATCATTAGGCGCGGCTTTAGCAATGATAACTGTAACGTTTTTAGCGTTGCCGAAAAACATATTTATACAATCGTTAGCTTTACTCGATGTTGCCAGCGCTATAATGATTTTGGCACAGGCTTTAAAAGCATTGAGTAGCATGTCTTGGGATGAAATAGCAAGAAGTTTAGTAGCTTTACTTGGTTCTTTGACCGTTATTATAGCCGCGTTTGTGATGTTAGGAAAAACAAGTTCCATGGTCGATTCTTTGACATTTTCAATTTTTGCTCTCTCAATCACTATATTAGCTGGTGCATTAAAAACTATCGGTTCAATGTCCTTAGCACAGATCGGAATAGCTTTGCTTGGATTAGCTGGAGCGTTTACAGTTATTGGCGTAGCTGCAATGTTATTAACACCAGCAATTCCAGCTATATTAGGGTTAGCGGCAGCTATTGCACTATTGGGCGTAGGTGTTGCAGCTATTGGTGCTGGCATATTAGCGTTATCAGCAGGACTGTCGGCCTTAGCGGTAGCTGGTACTGCTGGCACAGTGGCATTAGTAGCACTTGTAACTGGTCTTATAGGATTAATACCAATGACTCTCAAAATGCTTGGCGAAGGTATAATAGCCTTTGCTGAGGTTATTGCTGGAGCTGGCCCAACAATTCTTGCTGCGATCACAACTGTTTTAACTGCTCTTATTGATGCGATTATAACCGTTATTCCAAAAGTCATCGATGCATTTTTATTGCTAATAACATCTGTGTTAGAATCGTTAGCTAGTCATATTCCACAAATAGTACAAGCCGGTATAAAGATACTTATTGGCTTTTTACAAGGAATTACATCGATGATTCCTGACGTCATTCAAGCGGGTATTGACATTATTATTAGCCTTATCGATGGACTAGCTCAGGGGATAGAAGAAAATGCCCCTCGTATCAGAGATGCGTTTATTCACTTGTTTAAGTCATTATTAGAAGTTGTATTGGTATTCCTCGGTATTCACTCACCTTCTAAGGTATTTACTGATATTGGTATGAATATCATTCAGGGTCTTATCAATGGTATTTCCAATAAGCTTTCTGACGCGGTTCAATCCATCATCAATGTTGTAACCGATTTGGTTTCAGCTATATCTAATAAGATGGGCGAGTTCTTGTCAAAAGGCGAGGAATTAACGATAAACCTCAAGAATGGTATTTCCAATAAGATTTCTGATGTTAAGAATGCGGCCACCAATATTATATCGAATGTTTTATCCGGAATAAAAGGCAAATTATCCGAGTTTACCTCAATGGGCAGTGATTTGATTAATGGGTTAAAGCGTGGCATACAGAATGCAGCGGGTAGTGTTGTTTTAGCTGCGAAAGGCGTTGTTTCTGATGCTATTTCCGCAGCTAAGAATTTGTTGGGTATTCACTCACCTTCTAAGGTATTTCAAGGGTTTGGTGAAAATATTGTTGCTGGACTAACGAATGGTATAAAACAGGAAACCCCGAAGGCAGTCGCAGAGTCATCGACTATGGCTAAAAAAGCAGTGAAAGCAAGTAAGGATGAATTTGATAATTCTGTTAAGTGGATTGATGATAGAAAATATTATAACAATCTAAGCTTAATGGAGGAACTCGCTGCTTGGGAGCGCATACAAAGCCGATATTTAGCCGGTACTGAGGAACGTAAAAGAGCCGATAAGGAAGTATATCGGGTCAAAAACGAGCTTATCAAAGCCGAATTTGATAATTCTGTTAAGTGGATTGATGATAGAAAATATTATAACGATCTAAGTTTAATGGAGGAATTAGCTGCTTGGGAACGAGTACAAAGCCGATATTTAGCCGGTACTGAAGAACGTAAAAGAGTTGATAAGGAAGTATATCGGGTTAAAAATGAGCTTCTCAAATCTGAATTTGATAATTCTGTTAAGTGGATTGATGATAGAAAATATTATAACAATCTAAGCTTAATGGAGGAACTCGCTGCTTGGGAGCGCATACAAAGCCGATATTTAGCCGGTACTGAGGAACGTAAAAGAGCCGATCGTGAGGTTTACAGAGTTAATAAAGAGATAACTGAGAAGAAAAAACAATTAGAAAACGATTATTACTCAAAGACCGCAGAAGTCAACGAAAAGCTCAAACAAGACATACAGGCTGTGAACGACAAATACGAGAGTGCTCTTGCGTCTCGTACCAATGCCTTATATGATGCATATGGTCTGTTTGATAAAGTTGAAGAACCTGAACAATCGGTATCTGGTTCTGAACTACTAACAAACTTAGAAAGTCAAGTTGAAGCATTTGACGAATGGGAGAGAGACTTAAAGAAACTTGCAAATAAAGGCATTAGCGAAGGTCTCCTTCAAGAACTCACAGAAATGGGCCCAACAGCGCTTGAAAAGATTAAGGCTTTGAACCAACTCAGTGGGCCTGAATTAGATAAATACTCAGATCTATGGGAAGAGAAGTATAGTCAGGCAAGTAAAAAGGCAACAAAAGAACTTGAAGGAATTCGTATTGAATCCGATAAACAAATTAAACTTTTAAAGTCTCAAGCCCAAAAGGATCTTCAAGAATTAAAAAATATATATCGAAAGCAACTTGCTGAAATAACTTCGGTAACTCAAGTTCAACTTACGGATTTTAATTCAAAATGGAATGCAAATGTAGAAACGTTAAAGGTTGAGAACAATAAAGACTTTGTAGAAATTGCGACTAATATGCAAAACGCTTTACAACAGCCAGATTGGGTTGGACTTGGAAAAAGCATTATAGATGGTATAACTGCCGGCGTTAATAGTCAAGCTGTAGAGTTAGCAATTGCTACGGCTGATGCTGCTAAGAAAGCTTTAGTAGCGGCTAAAAAGGCACTCGGTATTAAATCACCATCTAAGGAATTCGCAAAAATTGGCATGTATTCCATGGAGGGTTTTGCTGGTGGTTTAAGGGAATATTCCGAATTATCAGTAAAAGAAGTTAAAAAAATTGGCAATGATACCAAGGAATCATTGAAGAACACCGTTTCAAACATGGCGGATATAGTTAATGGTAAGATCGATATAGAACCTACAATCCGACCGATTATAGATTTATCAAATGTAACAAAAGGCGTTAACGAAGTTGATGGGTTAAAGAAAGGCATACAGAACACAGCTATAAGCGTTATTTCAGCTGTTAAAAGCGTTGTTTCCAATGCTATTTCCTCTTCTAAATCGTTCATTGAATTTGGTAAATATTCTGGTGATGGGTTTGTTCGTGGTTTAAAAAACTACTCTTCTAAAGTGGTAGACGCATCTAGGGATGTTGGTGAAAGCGCTATCAAGGGAATATCTAATGCAATTTCAGGAATAGCAGACACTTTGGACTTTAATATGGATACAGAGCCTACAATCCGACCAGTTATAGATTTATCAAATGTAATAAAAGGCGTTAACGAAGTTGATAAGATGCTTTACTCGCAAAGATCAATTAATTTAGCCGGAAAAATCGGCATGAGTATGAATGATTCTACTGCTGATAATCAAAACAATATCATACTTAACAATGATAATGTGGTTAAAGCGATAGAAGAACTTCGTAATGACATGTCGGTTTTGACTAATACCATGAGTAAACTAAAGATCGTGATGGATACCGGCACATTAGTTGGAGCCTTAGTAGGTCCTTTGGATTCTTCTTTTGGACAACGAGTAATTTATGAAAGAAGGGGGATTTAACAATTGTATCATTCAATCACTTTCGGAAATAAGAACACGTGGGATGATTGGCACATTGTTCCTTCCTCACGTCCGGTATTTAATCCTCCATCACTGAAAAGAAAGATCTTGGATATACCCGGTGCAGATTGTTCTATCGATTTATCAGAATCACTCACCGGGTATCCGGTTTATGAAAACAGAGTGGGCAGTTTAGAATTCATTGTTATGAATGGCTATAAACAATGGTATCAGACCTATTCGGACATTATGGATTATTTACACGGGCAAACTATGCGAGTCATTCTTGAAGATGACCGTGAGTATTTTTACGAAGGCCGCTTTACTGTAAATGAATGGAAAAGCGACAAGGATTGGTCTCGAATTGTCATCGACTATAATCTCGGACCGTATAAATGGCTTTTACACGCGTCTTTAGATGATTGGGAATGGGACCCGTTTAACTTCTATACCGGGATTATTATGACTGAGTTTAAGAATATCTCCGTTACAGAATCTTATGCGGCTCACACATATGACAAAGGTTTGTTTGGTAGGGCGCCCGTTTGTCCGTTGTTTATTGTTTTTACCGTATTAGGAAACGGTATGTATATTCGTTTCGTCAACAATAAATTAGGGATCGATATTACTAAATTAGTTCAAAATGGAACAACACAGATTCCCGAATTTTTATTTCTTGGTGATACTGTAACCGTATATTTCAAGTGTGTTTCTGGTACGGGTACCGTATCAATTGATTTCAGACAAGGGAGGTTGTGATTCTTATGTATTCGATTTATGCCGATGGCGCTTGTATATATAATGATGTCTTCGCTTTAGACAACACAAAAGTCATAGATCCAAAGTTAACGCTTGAAGACAACGCAGCCGGTTCTTTATCAATGACTTTACCGCCATCAAACATTGGATACAGCACCATAGTTCGAATGGTAAGTGATATTTCGGTGTATAAAGATGGTGAAGAGATATGGGCCGGCCGAGTATTATCCGAAAATAAAGACTTTTGGAATAATAGGGTTCTTTATTGTGAAGGCGAGCTTGCATTTTTAAACGATAGCACACAACCTCCTGCTGAATATTCTGGGCAAACGGTTCGGGGATTTTTAGAAACTTTGATAAACATTCATAATTCTAAGGTGACCAACGACAAGCAATTTACTATTGGTAGTGTAACGGTTATTGATTTCAATGACTCTTTGTATCGCTACACTAATTACGAAAAAACTATAGAGTGTATCAATGAAAAGCTTGTAAAAAGGCTCGGAGGACATCTCAGAATTCGTAAAGTTAATGGCGTAAGATATTTGGATTATTTAGCCGATTATCCTAACACCAACAGTCAGATCATTGAATTTGGAAAGAACCTTCTGGATTTTACACGCAAATGGGATTTAATGGAATTTGCTACAGTAATCGTTCCACTTGGTAATCGATTGGATGAAAGTCCGATTGAGGCTCTGGATGCTTACCTAACCGTAGAAAGTGTGAACAACGGTAGTCTTTACGTGCAATCAAGCGAGGCAGTGGCTTCATACGGATGGATCGAAAAAGTTATTCATTGGGACGATGTAAGTACGGCATCGTCATTGTTATCTAAAGCCGAAGCTTATCTTGCTGATATTCAGTTCGACAATCTGTCTATCGAGCTTAGCTCTTTGGATTTGCATTATTTAAATGTGAATCATGAGGCAGTTAAGTTGCTCGATGAACTTCGAGTTGTCTCTAAACCTCACGGTATGGATCGATATTTTCCAGTTACTAAACTTGAAATTCCACTTGATAGTCCTGAGGGTACACAGTTTAAACTTGGGGATACTATCAAAACTTCCTTGACGAGTGTTAATAACCAAACTAATACTAATATTTTACAGAAAATTGAAAGTCTTCCGAAAGTTCAGAGCGTTTTAAAAGAAGCCAAAGAAAATGCCACTCAAATTATGAACATGGCCACTAATGGTTATATTACCATCACACAAGACCAATATGGTACCAATACTATGTATATTTCAAACGACAAAGATTATACAAAAGCAACCAAGCTTTGGAAATGGAATATCAACGGGCTTGCGTATTCAAATGATGGTGGTGAAACGTTTGGATTAGCCATTACCATGGACGGCGCTATTGTGGCTGATTTTATTACGGTTGGAATACTTAATGCTGACCTAATAAAAACTGGAAAGCTGAAAGATCAAAATGGAAATGTTATTTTTGATCTTTCCACAGGAACGTTAACCATTAAAAAAGGCTCTATAAATATTAATGACGGGGTGTTCAAGGTTGATGCCGATGGTAAGCTAACAGCTACACAGGGTAATTTCTCAGGTGATGTTGACTGTCGCAGCTTGATAGTTAACAACGTTGATGTAGTGAATGAAATCGAAATTTTAGCAAAAAGTATAGACGATGGAATATTAAAAACAGGGATCGACGGCATTTTAAGAATCGAAGGCGATATTATCATGGGACCTAACAGTGTTATCACCTGGGATAACCTACCCGATGGAGTTGCTGCAAGCAGTGATATACCGACATCCCCCGAGGATATTGGGGCGCTTTCTGCCGATGCGCTGCCGTCGTATATTACTAAGACTAAGATTACGCAGACAACTATAGAAAGCCCAGACATTAGGGGTGGAACGATTACATCTAATACAACCATTAATGTTGGTACGAACGCAACGATTGGGAAATATTTATATATGAAACCAGAATACTTAGGTGGTATTAAATGGAATGGTGTGGCTGAAATATATGTAGACCCCGGAGGGCCTACATTAGTGGTAACAGGATTAAACAATACGCAAATAGGTCATTATCTGGGGAACACAATAATAAGAGGAAATGTTTCTTTCCCCGATAGTGGTGGTATTACCGCCGTTTTCGGTTAGGGTTCACGGTAATATTTCACGTTTATATAGCTGAAATGGGAATAATTTTGAATAGAATCTTCATTAATGGTAGCGATAGAAGTTGTTTGTCCGTTGGAATCAGAGTAAGTCAACATATTCGCACCTTTATCTATGCCATATCCCGGACTATATGGTGTTCCCGGCCCTTTTTCATATTTTCTACTGTAATCAATACCACTAAAATAAATTTTCCCATCAACCTCAATAGCCTTCAATCCTTTGAATGTGGTTTCTTTAACTCCATGCTCTCCAGCTTCCACGGTTGGGGAGCTAACTTTTTTTTCTTCAACTGTCGAAGGAGGTGTAGCCGATGTTACCACAACAGCATTGCTGGCAGCATCCCACGTTACACTGGCACCCAGGGATTCTGCAACAAATCTGGCTGGAACTAAAACGCGCCCATTAACATTTTGAGGTGGTACATCACATTGGATTTCTTGACCGTTGACAATGAGTTTAATAGGATTATCAGCCAGGGCAAAGGTGGCGGTGGCCATGATCAGACCGGTGACAAGGCCGATTAGAAGATACTTTGTTTTTTGGAACATGATACCAACTCCCTTTTCTTTTAGATATTATTGCATACATTTTACATGAAATGCAATTACTTTTTAAAAAAACCAAAAATTTTAGAAAAGAAGGAAAAGAAGATGATAAATGGGTGACTACAAAAGATATATAGTAGAATTTCAATTTCAGACGGATAGTAGCGTTATTGAAGCAGTCGGCGGTAAAGTTAGACATGACTATGCAAATATGTCGGAGCTTCTTTCTGCGGAGCTTACTGAGGAGCAGGTCCAGGAGCTGTTAAGTAAACCTATAATTAAGGAAATCCGTGCATGTAGAAAAGGCGCCGGTGCTGGGCAAGGTATGGACTGGGGCTATGTTAAAACAAAGGTTGATACTCGTTATAGGGGTACTTATAGCGGCAGCGGTGTTAAGGTTGCTTTGCTCGATACCGGTTTGGCACACCATGAAGATCTACCGACAGCTTACAGATTTATAGACTATGTCAGCGGACAATCCAGTCAGTACGATGATGATGAGCATGGTACCTTTGTGGCTGGTATTATATCTATGCAGGATAACAGTATTGGCTATGTCGGTGTTGCGCCGGATGTAAAGCTATATGTTGCAAAGGTTTTGGATTATGAAGGTAGAGGTTATGTTGATGATTTTGTAGCAGGCATCGATTGGGCGGTATCGCAAAACGTAGACATCATAAATTTTTCAATTTATACGGATGAGTATGAGCAGGATGTTGTTGATGCTACGCGTAGAGCATATAACGCCGGGATTATAGTTGTTGCCATTGCGGGCAATGGTACAATGAATGACTTTGTGGCCGTAAATGAAATAGCTTGTCCAGGCGCTGATTATTCTTGTTTGGCAGTAGGATCTATTAATTCAGACGAAGTTAGATCTAGCTTCTCAAACTATGGTAGTGGCTTGGACTTAGTTGCACCTGGGGAAAATATAATTAGTACAGTTCCAAGTTTTGGGTATCCATATGGATATTGGTCTGGTACATCATTTGCGGCGGCTTATGTTACGGGGCATCTAGCATGTATCAAGGAAAAATATCCATCGTATTCAAGAAGTCAATTGGTCGATAAATTACTATCTAATGCTAAATATTTAGGTAGTTCGTTGGAATATGGAGCTGGTTTAGTACAAGCAGAACCAATCGCTCCCCCTCTTACTCCCATATCTGCTCCAGTTATTATTTCAAGAGGAGAAGGTGAATTAGAGTTACAATGGGGACAATCTCAGTATGCTGAAGCATACACTCTCAGATATAAGCACTATGACGGTATATATCATACTGTCAGTAATATAGCGCAAACATACTATAGATTAACAAACTTAGAATATGGTGTAACATATAGTTTATCTGTTAGAGGTGATTGTGGTTCTCTTAGTTCGGCATACACATCCGAGAACCCAGGTACTACAACTCCTAAAACCCCATCTCCAATAACTTGTCCAGCAGTTACTTACAATACAATAGATATTGAAGTGCCGGATGGAATTACGGGTAACTGGGATTATATAAGAATATATGCTTTCAATAATTCCATTTCACCTTCATATAAAGATATCTCTAGAAGCAGCTATAATGCAGGCAGCAGAACTGTAGTATGGACTAATTTGCTTCCTGGTAAATCATATCAATTTAGTGCAGTATCATATTTAAGTGTCAATGGAGTTATTCTAAATAGTTCTGCTAGTGTTGTATTTGTAACTACAAATGTTGCTGATAGACCAAATAACTTTCACTGGACAACGCCAAAACACAGTGGTGACCCAGCAACGACCTTAACGGCTGCCGAATGGAATACTTTTATAAATAGGATTAATGAATTTAGAGTTTATAAAGGTCTAGTTAGTTATAATTTTACTAACGCTTATAGCGGTAATTATTTTACTGCTGCGATGTTTAACCAGGCTAGAAATGCTATTGCAGATATGAACTTAACTAACCTGCCGGGAGTAAAAAATAGAGGTGATTTTGTTTACGCAAGCCAGCTTAATGCGCTTGTTAGTTGCTTGAATGAGGTAGTTTAATTCTGAGAGAAAAAGGATAAGGAGGTATGATAAATTTGGATTAAGTTCTTTGCTCGGTTTGCAAATGGAGGTGATATCTAATAGCGAATATTAACATGTATTTAAACCGAATAATGTCTGCTGTCTATGGTGAAGAAGTTCGAGGGGCTATTCATGATGCTATAAACGCGATGAATATCGAATCGAGCGAAGCTATGTCGGCGGCATCGACGGCTCAAAACTCAGCCACCAACTCTGCTTCTGCGGCATCGCAATCCGCTTCCACAGCTTCTACCAAAGCATCTGCGGCATCGTCTTCAGCATCAGCAGCTTCTACGTCAGCGTCCAATGCAGCATCATCAGCGTCTACAGCTTCTACCAAGGCTTCTGAAGCGGCTACATCCGCGTCTAATGCATCATCATCAGCTTATATCGCTAGCCAAGCTGCTTATGCTGCTGAAACTGCAAATGACGAAGTAGATAGCAAGGTTGCAAAAGTTATGGCTATGAAGTCTGACCTGATGGATCACGCAATATATCAAGAATTGATGGATTCCAATGGATACGATCTTATCGACAGTACGGATGATAGTCTTCTGGGAAGAACATTGTTTGCGGATATGTCGGATATCGTCGATTTGCGAAAAGATATTTCTGATTTGACGATACTTGTAAATAGCATTGCATCGTTACTGATTTCCGGTAGGTTAACTTCTGTCGAATCTTGGATCTCTGAAGCAAGCGAAGATATTGCGAGATTGAACGAACACGCTTTGCTCGATAGTACATTTATTTAAGGAGGAAAATTCAAAATGGCAAAACTTATTACTTACGCTGCCGATACTCGATTTACCGCCGGAGATATCCTTATTAAAGATGGTAGTGGTGGTACTAAAAAGATTCTTGCTAGCGATGCGGCCATCGAATTTGCAGGTCTTGTTTCGGTGGTTAATCGTCGAAATGTTTACAGAGGGAAAAATCTTGGAACCACTATTACTGCGGCTCAGAAAGCGGCAATTCAATCCGGAACATTTGACGATTTGTTCATCGGGGATTACTGGGTTATCAATGGTGTATCTTGGGTAATAGCAGATATGGATTACTGGTATAATTGCGGCGATACCGCATTTACGAAACACCATCTAGTGATTGTTCCTAACGGTTCACTTTATAATGCGGTGATGAATACCACAAACACTACCGAGGGCGGTTATGTAGGCTCCCTCATGTATACAGCGAATCTAGATAATGCAAAGACCACAATTTTAACAGCTTTTGGTGATATGCTTCTCACTCATAGAGAATATCTCGTAAACGCTGTAACTGATGGTGCTTCTTCCGCCGCTGCATGGTTTGATTCCAGCGTTGAGCTTATGAATGAAATTATGGTATATGGATCTTACGTACGTACTCCAGCAGGTAATGGGGTAGTTGTTCCTACAAGGACCACTATTGATAATTCGCAGCTATCATTGTTTAGACTTAATCCAAGAGCGTATAAGAATCGCCAATCAATCTGGTTGAGAGATGTCGTTTCTGCAGCTAATTTCGCTTTTGTGAACAGCTTTGGCAATGCGTACTCCAACAACGCTTCGTTTTCTTTTGGGGTTCGTCCGGCATTCCCTGTTGGTTAGCTTAATCTAGGGGCCTTGTGCCCCATTTTAAAAACTCCGTACGCAGGTTACCGGAATATATGTTATAAAAAAAGAAAAAATTGAAAGGGATGAGAGTTGAAATGGAAATGGATGAAAAAAACTATAAAATCACTCTTAATGACGGAACGGAAATAAACAACCTTAAACTCAATGGGAATAATTATATTTCCGTAGAACCTATCGATCCGGAAGTTTTTGACGGCAAGTGCTCTCCGGTCATAATCAGTGATGGAACTCATGATGAAATCCATGACAACATGGAGCTCGTTCAGGTTACCGAAGTTAACAGTGAATACTGGTTTGTTCTTCGTGATATTTCTTTAGAAGAACTCAAACAGATTAAGATTCGGTCCGACATCGATTATCTGTCAATGATGACGGGCGTAGAGCTTTAAGAGAGGAGGATCACCATGAATTATAGCGATAATTACAATAAAGTAAAGACTTATTATGTCATGAAGATGTGGAATGAGACTCGGGTTCGAAATGCGGTTATAATGAACTGGATTACTGAAGCCGAATTCGAAGAAATCACCGGCAAGGCTTACTAATGAGTGTTCTAGTTAGCGACCGTAAAGAATCAAAATTTGAGGCGGTAACTTATTCCATAGAGCTACACGCTATGCTCACAGAACTCATGCAAAGAAGTTTCGGCGTTAAAGATTTGGACAATCTTGTACGTATTCGCTATGCATATGGAAAAGATGATAAAGAAGATTTTGCAAAATACAGATATTTGATGCAGAACTCTAAAAATCGTATTGACCATATATCATCTCTACTTACAAGCAACGTGAGAGCAGCTAATACTCTTTATCCGACTTCTTTGCATGAATATGAGCGTCGAAGAGATTACCAGAACGACGCAATAGCAAATTGCGAACAACTAGTCAAAGAGCTACAGCGAGTCGTAGAAATATTTGAAGTCGACATCAATATCTATGGAAAGTACATCAAAGCTATTAACCGAGAAATCGGTTTGATAAAGAAATGGCGTCAAAGAGACAACAAGATCAAATTATATTTACAGGGGTAGCATCTAAATCTGCAGCTAATTTCGCTAATGTGAACAACAATGGCAATGCGAACTCCAACAACGCTTCGAATTCTAATGGGGTTCGTCCGGATTCTCTGCCTAACCAACAGAGAAGGAGATGCTATCCTTTCCATCAAGGATAAATGACAAAGCCGGACGCAATTTACTAAGGTAACTATTGCTATAACGGTGAATAACTATGAATTATGAGGAGATACTTTGCGACGCCAATAACTTGTATAAGGCCTACAAAGCCTCTATAAAAGGAAGTAAATGGAAGGAGTCAACTCAAAAGGTAATGCTGAACTTCCTTCGGTATATATTTTTCATTCAAGAAGATCTTATCAACAGAAGTCTACAAAATGGACCAACTGATGAGTTCTCACTTTCTGAACGAGGTAGAGTTAGGCCTATTACAAGTCTACAAACCAAGGATCGTATAGTCCGTCATGTTTTATGTGATGAGATATTACTTCCCGAGGTTCAGAAAAAGATCATTTACGATAACGGTGCTTCTATTAAGGGGCGTGGAATCTCACATTCGAGAAATCGTTTCGAGGTACATCTCCGAAAATATTATATAGAGCATGGTAATGAAGGTTATATTTTGTTTGGTGATTTTAGTAAGTTCTTTGACAACGTCATTCACGAAATTGCCAAGAGGGAGCTACTTAAGCTATTAGACGATGATGAATTCATTGACTGGTTACTTACTCTTATATTTGATGGGTTTAAAATTGATGCATCGTATATGACGGACGAAGAGTATTCTACCTGTATGGAAGATACGTTTAACAAACTTGAGTACAGGCTCATTCCAAAATCTGAGCTTACAGGCAAGAAGTTTATGGAAAAATCTGTAAATATTGGTGATCAACTATCTCAAGTAATTGGTATCTATTACCCATATCGTATAGACAATTATGTAAAATACGTAAGAAGTCAAAAATATTATGGGCGTTATATGGATGATTGGTACATAATGAACCCATCAAAAGAAGAATTACTTGATATTTTAAATCATATTCGTGTAATTGCTAAGGGGTTAGGGATCCACATTAATGAGAAAAAGACCAGAATCGTGGTAATCGGCGGCACGTATAAGTATCTCCAAATAAAATATACCTTGACCAGTTCTGGTAAGATCATAAAGCGAATAAATCCGGAACGCGTCACAGCAATACGTAGAAAACTAAAGAAACTCGCCATCAAAGTGAAAAATGGCGACGTCCTCTATGAGAATGTTGAAAATATGTTTAAAGGTTGGATGGGTAGTTTCTACAAACTATTATCAAGGCAACAAAGACAAAATCTTATATGCCTTTATGAGGAACTGTTTAATAAGAAGGTTATTATTGTCAATAAGAAACTGGTCCTTTTATAAAAAGAGGAGTCCTAACAAGGGCTCTTTTTCTTTTCATATACCGCCACAAGAATTCCTTAAGGAGGTATCCGCTTATGGAACCATGGATTCAAATGATCATCACAATTGTCTGCTCAGTAATCGCATCTTCGGGCTTTTGGGCATATTTACAAAAAAAACTTGAAAAGAAAGATGTCAAAACCGAAATGCTTATAGGGCTAGGTCATGATAGAATCATATATCTTGGCATGTGCCATATTGAGCGTGGTTGGATCACTCAAGACGAATATGAGAATCTTAATGATTACTTATATAAGCCATACGAAAAAATGGGTGCTAATGGATCTGCAAAACGTGTTATGCAGGAAGTTAACAAATTACCAATTCGAAAGTCGAAATACATCGAGACACTAACTGACAAAGACTCAACAGCGGTTTGACTATTGATGGTGCTCTGGTAAATGAAGTTCAACCTATAGAAAGAATGTACATGTTCATCAAGCTGATGGTACAATGATTCTGGAGAATTCATTGCTTCGACAGTAGTATACGGCGAGTAGCTGTGTTTATGTGTAGATTACTTATTGATTATTCCTACATTTCAACACAAAAATGCTGATATATCGGGATTTTTTGTTTCTATAATAGAAACAGATTCTGGTGCCTAAACACCAAAAACCCAGCAAAATCAATATTTTCAGAAGTGGCTAAGAGTGGTTAAATGTAGGGAAATGTATGTAAATCGTATATTACTCCTACACCACTCCTATACCTCTATTCCTACACACAATACACCCTATTTTATTTTTTCTATTTCCTCTTTAAGCCACTTTAACTCTCTGTCAGTGTATACTTTCTCGGTAATATCTGAAATTTTATGACCGACCATATATTTGATTGCGTACTCGTCAACGCCGTATTTTTTAGCAGCCGTGACGAAATGCTTACGTCCATCATGAGGCCTGTGTTCAGGATTTAAGTTAAGTTCATCGCGGATTCGTTCGAATACTTTCTTATACCGGTTGTAAGTCAGCTTTATATTTCTTCGATTACCGTCCACGTCAATATAGTTGAACAAGTAATCGCTGCCTAGTTTCTGAGCCTCTTCATATTTTCTCTCTACCAGATATTTAATGCGTGAATGGATTGGAACAGTTCTGTCAGTGCCGGAGTCTGTTTTCATACCTCCGGTGAATAACCCCTTGTCCAAATCCACTTTAGTTAGTTCGATTAGACCGAGTTCTTGGGGTCTCCATCCAGAATAGCATTGAATAAGCAAGACGTCAACAAGTCGCTTGTTGTCTACATGCTGCCAAAGCAACTCCATTTCCGAATCAGCAAATGCTATATGCTCCTTCTTAACCGTCTGAATCTCTTTAATGGTTTCGTCGGATAAATTGAAGGTCCTGGAGTAATTCCGGTCTACAAGCTCATATTCCACAGCGTAGTCAAGCATCTGGTTGAATAGAGTCTTGATTTTGTTTTTCATAGAGGCACTTGGCATTTGCTCTTTACCTCTAATCGTAGCTTTACCCTCTTCCATACAACCTTTTATGTGACGGGCTCGAATATCTATCACCCTCATATTGTGTACGGCTGTACAATATCGCCAAGCATCTTCAGTTCCTCTTATGCTAGATTCTCCAATAGTCTTAAAGTATTCTTTTGTCCACTTTTCATAAAGCTCTTTTACCGTTATTGATGGCTCTAAATCATATGGATTCTTGTTATACTCTACTAACGCAGTATAAGCATCGTTATATGTTGGGAAATACGATTCCGGTTTGAGAGGTTTACAAATGGGTCTACCGGTAGGTGTCTTTCCGACTGTAACCATTGCCCGAAACGGGTTTCTAAGATTGCGATTCTTTATCTCACTTATTTGTCCGAATCCATTAGGTAAGCGTCTTCTCTTGTTATTTTTATTTCTAGGTTTTCTTGGTTTTACATCCGGCTGTAACGGGAATCCACAATGAGGACAAGACAGTGCCTTATCGCTTACTTGCAGTTCGCATTCTGGACATTTCATTAACATGATGTTCCTCCTTTCCAACTTGATTAAGAATTTCTAGTTGAATTATGTAATCATATATGAATAGTGTAGGAATTGTCAACTCCTACACTAAACTTTTTTTCTGGTTATATTTTTTAACATAGGTTAGAATGAGGCATATATGTTTTTTGTACTACAGGATGGCAGCTATTATGATTAATAATAACGAGTCAACTTGCCCGGATTGCGGAGGATATTTAAAATATTACGATAAAGTTAAAAGAATTGTACGGACTAAGGGCCGAATATCAAAATACATAGAAATACGCAGGTTGAGATGCGTAGAATGCGGAGAGATTCACAGGGAGCTTCCAGATGATATTTACCCCTATAAACAATACGAGGCTGAAATAATAAGGGGTGTATTAGAAGAGCTCATAATTCCTGACACAATCGGTTTCGAGGACTACCCTTGTGAAATGACCATGATTCGATGGAAGTCGCAAAAATCACAACTCCTATTGTGGGATCATAAACGTCTTTAGAATTAAACAAAGAAGAGCCATAACAAAGGCTCTTTATTTTTGTCCACTTTGGTTGTTTTTACTAATAGCCGTTTTTAACCTAGAATAGTTTTTGAAGGGAGGTAGAAGCAAATGGATGATATTTTTGAAAATGGTTCCGTGCCGGTCTCAGTGGTTGCCAGAGTATACGGAAAAGACGCATCGTGGGTCAGAGCTGGAATTATATCCGGCTGGCTACCGATCGGAAAGGCCACTAGGAACGGGAAGCTCGTAACGAGAATTGAAGATGTCAACTCAAAGTACGGACGAATCAATTTTTATATTTCACCAAAACTTCTATGGGAAGAAACCGGATATTTATGGAAAGGAGAAAAACGTTAAATGGGAACAATAATCCGTCCGGAGTTATCCGAGAAAAACAAATACTGGATTGAAAAACATCGCTATTATGAGTTAAAGCATTTCTGTCTTCAATATCCGATATGGAAAAAAGCATATGCAGCATTAGACGGTCTGAGTAAGCGACCTGCCGATTTGGCCATGTTTTCTAAGACGAACGTTCATGGTGATCCGACTGCTAGATGTATAGAAGCAAGATCGTTTTATTTTGAAAGGATGTGCATGATCGAACAGACCGCTATGGAAACTGATGCGGACTTATCGAGATATATTTTAAAGGCGGTCACAGAAGGCATTTCTTATGATCATTTGAAAGCTAGATTAGATATTCCCTGTGGTAAGGATGTCTATTACGAATTGTATAGACGGTTCTTCTGGATTCTGAATAAGGAGAGAAAGTGAGATGAAGATATTAGGTAAAGCTGTTCGAAAACTGTATCGATTTAATTGTCCGAATTGTGGAAGCCGGCTAGAAGCCGAATATCAAGAACTTGTAGATATTGGTGGTAAGGTTAATAAATTCTTTTGTCCTGTTTGCCGTAAAGATCGATTTATTAATTGGTCATCTCTTAACAAGAAAACCGTTTATGAGGACGATATAAAGTCTGATTAAATGCCTTCGAAAATTTTACAATTCCTATTATGAAAGAACCCCTAACAAGGGTTCTTTCTTTTTTTTTATCCTAGCTTAGATTTTCCGTACGAAGGTGACCATAAAATATGTTATTTTGATATATGAAAAAATCCCAGGGTTAGAAATTCTAAAAAGCTTTTAAAGGAGGGTTCGTTATGGAACTATTTATTATATTTGGAATCGGAGTGTTGGTCGGGAGTGTTTGTTCGGTCATTGTGGCTCGCATCAAATCTGTTGGCACCCTTCGAGTAGACACCTCCGATCCGGACGACAGTCCATATTTGTTTTTGGAGTTGTCAAAAGATATCGGTGAGGTTTATCGAAAGAAGTACATAACCATGAATGTCAACCTTAAAAGTTTCATTCCGCATAAATAACACCCTCTCTTATGGAACTAATTAAATCGTTTATTGAAAGGAGAACTAGAATGGACGAAGAAATCAGAAATTTGTTAGAAGAGGAGATTAAGGCGGAGATTCGAGACTTATCTACCTTGGAACCGGGAAGCAAAGAGAAATCGACAGCAATTGAAGATTTAGCCAAGCTTTACAGATTGAGGATCGAGGAGACTAGAAATGAATGGGACTTCGGTGAGAAGTATGATGCTCGCGAAAGCGATAAACAACTCAAGAAGGACCAGTTGGAAGAACAAGTCAAAGATCGATACTTCAAACTGGGAGTGGAAGCAGCGAGTATTATATTGCCGCTGATATTCTATGCTGCCTGGATGAAGAGAGGATTTAGATTTGAAGAAACCGGAACTTACACCTCGACGACATTCAGAGGATTATTTAACCGTTTTAAACCAACAAAGAAATAGGCTTAATAGTTCAAAAGAACGAAGAGTCGTGTAATTTGCACGTTCTCTTCGTTTTTCCACGTGAATTTTACAAGGCCCTTTATGGAAAGGAGATGTTAAAGAGCTCTTTGTATCTCTCGACTTAATACGGAAAGTGATATATAATTGGGTATAATTGCTTTCTAATTAATGAGGAGGTAATGTTTTTATGAGCAAAAAGAAAAAAGATGAACACGATTTTATTTACGATAACGGCGACGATAGTGGGATTGACTACTCAGAGTTGGACGAAAACGAAGACCCAGAAGAGGTCATTGCAAGGCTGAAAGAGACGTTAGGAAGAGGACCATGCCCTAAATGTGGTAAGGTTTCGATGGTCCCGGACGCTAAGGGTTTTTGCTACTATTGCTTAGAATGCGGATGGGCTGAAAGTCAGGATGCATATTTAAGAGACCTCGCTGGTTATCCAGTAGAATACGTAGACTAATAAAATCAAGGAAGGAGTCCTAACAAGGACTCTTTTTTCTTTTACGCTAAAATAACATCTCCTATTATGAAAACTATATTTTGGGAGGTATGGGTTATGGTATATAAGTCGAGTTATTATGACGAGTTGAAAGTATTCAACGCTATGATTACCGAATTAGACAAGCGAATGAAAGAAGCGTTAAATCTTTTTAGAAGGGCTAATTGTTGTGAAGCAACGGTTCTTCAAGCAGAAGCAGCGTTTGAAACATTAAAAGGCTTATCTAAGGCGGCTTGTGTTGACATTTGGAAACTTAAAGTCAAAAATGCTAATCTTACAACCAAACATATCAAATTAAGAGATATTAAAGAAAAAGAGATTGAGTCCTAACAAGGACTCTTTTTTCTTTTGGGGGATTTTATGCGGTATCACCATGAGAAACCTACAATTTATTTATCGATGTACGGAAAACTTCATATTTGCGAACATCCAGTTTATAACAGTTGTACTCTGTTTCAAATAGGCGATAAGGGTTTATCAGTGATACAGCAGCGTTTTGACGAGGAAACTAAGAGTACGTGGTGGAGCGAATTAGATCCTTGGTTGACTGACGATCTATATTTGCGTCCAGGATTTAAAGAATATTTTGATAAACGTTCTGGAGAGTGTACGGACGGTTTATACCCCACTGTTACTGTCAGACAAATCATGTGGGCGCTAAAAATGAAGCCGATTCCAAAAGCACGCTGGGAGACGGTATTTGATAGAGCTAATATTTAAGCGCGAAAATAACACCCCCTATTATGAAAACAATTTAGGAGGTAATGTTATGAAAATCACCGATATGGTTATATCAGCTATTTTGAAGAAGGGTATTTTATACGAAGCTAGGAATGTAGATACAGATATCGAAATTCCAATGGTTATAGAAAACCAGGAACGCAAAATCAAGATAAACATCAAATGTGAGCATATGACGCTTCGAATTGAGAAAGACGTGAAGACGGGGGTTTAGCCTCCTCTTCTCTTTTTTTACGCGAAAAATACAGAGTCTATTATGGAAAGAGTACAGAGGTAAACTGTTAAGACGATTTCAATATCGTCCCGGAAACGGAAGGAGATTAACCGTCATTTATGACGCTCGTGTGCTCTTTCTTTAATTTTTAGAGCCCAGACAAAGGCTCTTATATTTTGAAAGGAGAAAACATGAATACAAAGCCGGCAATCCAAAAAGCTCTATACAGGTCAAAGTTATATTTGAAAAGACATTCTCCTATTCTATTGACTTGCATAGCTTCCATTGGTGTCGTGGCTACCGCGATTTCGGCAGTTAGATCAACGCCTAAGGCTCTTGAACTAATTAAGGCCGATAGCCGAAAAAAACACGATGGAGACCCATATGGGTACACCAAAACAGAAGCAATTATATCGGCATGGAAATGTTATATTCCGTCGATAACCATTGGCGCCTCCACAATTATTTGTATCTTTGGCGCAAATGCTTTAAATCAGAGAAGACAAGCCGCGTTAACAAGTGCTTATGCATTGTTAAGTAGTTCTTACCAAGAGTACAAAGCAAAATTAAAAGAGCTTTATGGAGAGGAAGTTCATAACGCAATAGTTGACTCTATAGTTAAAGAGAAATGCAAAGATGTTCATATTACTGCTGATTCTTTTATTTGCTGTTCCACGCTTGATTTTGATGATGGAATGGAGCCAGAAATAACTCGTACATTTTATGACAGTTTTTCACAAAGACATTTTGAATCCACTATAAGCAAAGTCATTCAAGCAGAATACCATTTTAACAGGAATTTTATGTTCAAAGGAGTAATTCCTCTGAATGACTTCTATGAGTTTCTTGGTCTTGAAAAAATTGATATTGGCGAAGCTGTGGGCTGGTCATCTTGTAATGGCGATATATACTGGATTGACTTCAATCATCACAAAGTCGTTCTCGATGATGGAATGGAAATATTTATAATTGACATGGTCTTCGAACCAACCGCTGAATATATGGAAGATGTTTAATCTCGCAAAATTTACAACCACTATTATGAAAGGGGGTAATTGTCTTATGAACGGTAAATTGATTAAAATCCTTGGTATTGCAGCAACTGTAATCGGAATGGGTGCAACACTCATAACCGATTGGGTTAATGACAAGAAGATAGATGAAAAAATTGAAGAAAAAGTAAATGAGGCGCTTGCCAAAAGAAACGAAGAGGAGTCCTAACAAGGGCTCTTTTTCTTTCTGGGAGAGGATGGTATGAATGAATCGGCAATATCAGTAATCCAAGAATACATAGACGAACACCTTTTTGAACCCAGATCTAATTGGCCGAAGTATTATATTCGAGAACGAAGTTATTCGAGATGGGCAGCCTACGAAATTCAAGGACGTATTTATGAAGAGATATTACGACTACCCCTTCATATTACAGGACGGGAACCAAAATCACCAATCGATATCATCTTAGAATTTATAAATGATATGGAAAACTATTCGTGTTTTAGAGACGATGAGAAACCAAATCCTATATTTTCAATTGCAAAGAATGCTGCCGAAGACATTCTTTATTTATTTTTGAAAGGAGACAAATCATGAAGGTATTAAGAAAACGGGAATTAGAAACAAACAATGTTCGAGTGGGCGACCAGATCATCATTCATTTGACTGGCTTTGGTGAGTTCACCGCTACAGCCCAGAAAATCACCGATAAGGGAACACTGTTTTTGTTCGATGAGTGTGTCGCGGATAAGCCCATGAACAACAAATACAATAATAAAGGTGGTTATGAGAAATCGGATCTCTACAAGTGGATTAACACTGTGCTATTGGATGCGTTCCCCGAAGATATGAAAAACAGGATTAGTGACCTTAGTATTCCTACGTATGGTCAGATATTAGGCCATGATGATTGGTATGATTGTGTAATGGAACCAGATTATTATGAAAAAGAGAAAAAATCGCATTGCTGATTACAATAACGACTATGAGTGGTATTGGATACAAAATACAATGAAAAAAGAAGTTTCTGCAGCTCATTTCGCTTATGTGTTCTACTCTGGCCGTGCGGGCTCCGGCAACGCTTCGACTTCTCGTGGGGTTCGTCCGGCTTTTCTGTTGATGTAAATCTCCACCCCTTGTTGGCGGCTCCACAAACTTAGAAAACGAAAGGAGAAAAAACGTGGGTAAATTTAATCTATCTAACATTGCTAAAAGTGTTCGGACGGCAATGAAAAAACATAGTCCTGAGATTCTTACCGGAATTGGAATTGCTGGGATGATCACAACCACTATGCTAGCGGTTAGAGCGACGCCCAAAGCTCTTATTCTCATAGAGGAAAAGAAAAACGAGGAAGGTGTGGATGAGCTTACATCTGTAGAAACCATTAAAACCGCGTGGATTTGTTACGTTCCAGCAGCGGTCACAGGCGCTTTATCTGTAGCGTGTCTAATTGGAGCGAGCTCCGTAAATGCCCGTCGTAATGCAGCGTTGGCTACGGCTTATACGTTATCTGAATCCGCTTTAAAAGATTACCAAGAAAAAGTGATTGAAGCTATCGGCGAAAAAAAGGAACAATCCGTAAGAGACGCAATCGCGAAAGGTAGGATTGACCGGGACCCGGTTAGTAGCCGAGAAATCATCATCACTGAAAAGGGTAATACGCTCTGTTATGATGTGATTTCGGGTCGATACTTCAAATCGGATATCGATAAGTTGAAGAAAGCCGAGAACGAACTCAATCGAAAAATGAGAGATGAAATATACATTTCACTTAATGAGTTCTATTACGAAATCGGACTTAATCCTACCAGTATCGGCTATGATCTCGGATGGAACATTGACCACGGTTATATTGATTTGAGATTCAGCTCGCAGTTAGCGGACGAAGGAACCCCATGTCTCGTCATTGATTATCAAGTTGCTCCTAGATATGAGTACAGCAGGTAGTATTTAGGTGCGCAAAAAAAACACGGTCTTTAATGGAAGAACATATAGACTTTTCTATATTTGAAAGGAGAAAATAAAATGAATACTAACGAAATCATGGTAAATGGCGAGGTTATCGAAGTAACTGAGGATATCGCAACGGCGGGTTCTGGGAAGGTATTTAAGATAGTAGTCGGTATCGGATTGGCAGTTCTTGGAGGTGTAGCAGCTTACAAGTATGTAGTCAAACCGATGGTGGCTAAAATTAAAGCCAAGAAGGAACAGCAGAAGATGGACGAGGAAATTGATAAATTCGAAGATGCTGAGATTGAGGAGTAATTCAGCAAAATCCAGCAAATAGAAAACCGAGTTCTTACGAGGGAGAGCGCCTTTAACAAGGTGTTTTCCCTTTTTTTATGAAAGGAGAGTTCAGTGAAAGGAGTAAACACGATGGCTGAATACAAGCCAAATTCCCATAAGTCCAAATCTGTGCCGGAAAAGAAAGTGGAAAAGGTGATCGCGGGAACAGTAAAATCCAAAAAGAAAAACGAGATTCAGAAGTTTGCGGGGTTATTTCTTCCCGAAGATGTTTCAAATGTAAAATCTTATATTTTGTTTGATGTAATCGTTCCGCTTATAAAAAGAGCTTTATCCGATACAGTAGAAGCCATTCTTTATCCAGAAGGCCGCCCAGGCAAAAATTCTACGGCATCTAAAATCTCATATAGGAGCTATTACGATAAATCGAATGAGAGGAACAAAGATTATAATACTTCCCGGCCTAGAACAGGGTACAGCTACGACGACATTATCTTAGATAATCGCGGAGAAGTTGAGGATGTTCTTTCCAGAATGGACGAACTGATTTCTACTTACGGATTGGTTAGTGTAGCAGATTTGTATGATTTGGTCGGGGTTACGGGCAATTATACGGACAATAAGTACGGGTGGACCGATATTCGGAGCGCATCTGTAATTCGGGTACGAGACGGCTACATGCTTAAACTGCCTAAGGTTCTTCCTCTAAACTAGGAAGATTCGATATTGAAGGATATTTAACATCAGAGGAGAGATAAAATGAATAGAGCAGAAACTTTGGATAAGGCCAAACAATGTGTGTGCGGCCAGCGAGAAAAAGAATACGGTTCCCCCGAAGATAATTTTCGGTCAATAGCCGATTTGTGGTCGGCATATAAAAATGTTGAGTTTACGGCAACTGATGTGTCCATGATGATGGCATTACTTAAGATTGCTCGAATTAAGACCGGAACGGCAACTGATGACAGCTTCGTAGATTTGGCCGGTTATGCGGCTTGCGGCGCAGAAATTGCATCGAGAAAGGAGAATATCTAATTATGAAAAAAACAGAACTTATGACGACTGTAAGCAGTTCGTTTAACAAGATTGGTTTTCGGCTTAAGAAACACAGCCCTGAAATCCTTGTTGTAGCTGGTGTAATTGGGACCGTAGTAAGTGCGGTTATGGCTTGTAAAGCTACCACTAAGGTTAGTGATATTCTTGAAAAGTCCAAGGAAGATATTGATTCTATCCATGATTGTGCTTCTAATGAAGCTCTAACAGAAGAGTATACACCTGAAGACGTCAAGAAGGATTTAGCGATCGTTTATGTTCAGACCGGATTTAAGCTCGCGAAACTTTATGCTCCGTCAGTAGCTCTCGGTGTTCTATCTCTCGGAAGTATCCTGGCGTCGAACAATATTCTGCGTAAACGCAATGTGGCACTGGCGGCGGCCTATGCTGCGGTTGATAAAGGATTCAAGGAATACCGTAATCGTGTCGTAGAGCGCTTTGGCGAAGAAGTCGACCGTGAGCTGAAGTATAACATCAAAGCAAAAAAGATTGAAAAAGTCGTGGTCGACGAAGACGGAAAAGAAAAGAAGGTCAAAGAGTCTATCAATGTTGTTGAAAAAGGCTCGTTGAGCGATTATTCTTTCTTTTTTGAAGAGTCCAATCCTTATTGGGAAAAAGATGGAGACTATAATCGGATGTTTCTTTTGGCCCAGCAGCAATATGCTAATGATAAATTGAGAGTCAATGGATATCTGTATCTGAACGATGTATTGGATACTCTTGGGATTCCGAGAACAAAAGCCGGTCAAATTGTTGGCTGGGTCTATAATTCCGAAAACCCCCTTGGTGACAACTATGTCGATTTTGGAATCTATGAAACTTACCGAAAGGATGAGGAAACTTACCGAAAGGATAAAGCGATGGGTGAAAAATTCGGAAAAGAAAAATACGAACGAGTAGTCATTCTCGACTTCAACGTAGACGGTAACATTTTGGATCTGATGTGAAAACCCATATCAAAGTACGATGACTGCCCTTTGATCTTTAAATTGGTCTGAGGGTAGTTTTTTTATTTTACTTTTTAGCGGGTTGGCTTTAACCGTTATGACAATAAAAAATGAGGAGAACGATGATGAGTAAAACAATAAAATTTATGATGTTTGTTCTGGGTGCTGCCGTCGGTTCGATAGTTACCTGGCACTATGTCGAGAAAAAATATGAGCAAATTGCTCAAGACGAAATCGATTCGGTGAAGAAAGTATTCTTCAAGAGAGAAATAGCGGACCTTAACGAAGAAAGTGAGGATATTGATACAAGAACAAAGGCTGACTATACAAAAGAAAAACCAAACGTTGTTGAATACGCGGCTTGGTTACGTAAACAGGGCTATACAAATTATTCGGATATTAGCCCTGAGAATGAAAAAGAGGTGGAAAAGGAGCCTATGACTGTAGACAAACCTTATGTTATCGCTCCGGAAGAGTTTGGCGAGTTTGATGATTATGAAAAAATTAGTCTCACTTATTACGCCGATCAGGTCCTGGCCGATGACAACGATGAATTGGTAAATGATGTTGAGAACGTTGTCGGATTTGATTCTTTGAATAGTTTTGGAGAGTATGAGGACGATTCAGTATTTGTCAGAAATGACAGGCTGAAATGTGACTATGAAATCCTGCTTGACCAGAGAAAGTATTCGGACATCATCAAAAGAAAGCCGCGCGGGGTGAATGACTAAATGACGAAAAACGAGCTGAACAATGAATACTTTAAATGGATGTACCAGCTCGTATGCAATGAAAAATATTCTAAGAGGCTATCCTATCGAAAGCTTTTGAGCCATCTACATAATATAGAGTTTATCTATAGTATTGAAATGGATGGTAACAGAGCAGAAGATGGGATAGACCTCAGATATCGATTTGGATATGAGCGTAAGTACGAAAGTCCTATGATTGCAACATATTTGGATGACAAGTCTTGCAGTGTTTTAGAAATGTTAATTGCCCTTGCTATTCGTTGTGAAGAAAATATTATGGACGATCCCGATGTGGGTAATCGAACAGACCAATGGTTCTGGAATATGATTGTAAATCTTGGTTTGGGTTCTATGAATGACACAAAATTCGACAAGGCTTATATAGATGGTGTTGTTTCAAGATTTATGAACCGAGAATATAAACGAAATGGTGAGGGTGGTTTGTTTACTGTGGAACATTGTAAACATGATTTACGAACCGTTGAGATTTGGTACCAGATGTGTTGGCACTTGGACGACATCCTAGCATCTTAGTAGGAATAGATGACTCACGAGGATATCATTTCAAAGAAATATAAGATCTGTAATGCTCAGGAAGGAGGTTAAAAAAATGAAATGATTGATTTTTTAATGATTTCAACACGTAGTACAAAGCGTGGTGTTATAGAAATCTACCCAAAGTTCGTCATAAAAAAGAGTACAGATCTTATGATTCGAGGCGGTGATTTTTACGCTATCTGGATTGAAGAGCGCGGTTTGTGGTCTACGGATGAGCATGACGCTTTACAGTTGATAGATCGTGAATTGGATAGATATGTGGAAGAAAACCGCCAGAAGTTTGACTCTTCTATTAAAGTTCTGTATATGTGGGACGCTGAGTCTGGAATGATTGACTCTTGGCATAAATATTGTCAAAAGCAGATGAGAGATAACTTTTACATGTTGGATGAAAAACTTATATTTTCCAACTATAAAACCAATAAAAAAGATTACGCCAGTAAAAAGCTGGGTTATCCGCTTGAAGCTGGCGATTTGTCTGCTTATGACAAGCTGATATCCACTCTATACGTGGAGGAAGAACGACATAAAATTGAGTGGGCAATCGGGTCGATTGTGTCCGGAGATTCTAAGAGGTTGCAAAAATTCATGGTTCTCTACGGCGCGACCGGAACCGGTAAATCTACAATACTTAACATCATCCAGCAGTTATTCGAAGGATATTATTCGGTGTTTGATGCGAGAGCTCTTGGTTCTTCCAGTAACTCTTTTGCGTTGGAAGCGTTTAAAACCAATCCGCTCGTAGCAATCCAACACGACGGTGATCTCTCTAGGATAGAGGACAATACAAGATTAAACAGTCTTGTTTCCCATGAGCTTATGACAGTAAATGAGAAATTCAAGTCTACCTATGCCAATCGGTTCAAGTGTTTTCTGTTCTTAGGGACCAATAAACCGGTAAAAATTACAGATGCAAAGTCGGGTCTTATTCGAAGACTGATTGATGTATCCCCTTCTGGTAATAAGTTGAATCCGAGAGAGTATAAAACAATTGTGAAGCAGGTCGGATTTGAATTGGGGGCCATTGCTTATCACTGCCAAGAAATATATTTGAGTGATCCCGGTAAATATGACGATTATATTCCAGTGGCGATGCTTGGAGCATCAAATGATTTTTACAATTTCGTTATTGACTCGTATCACGTGTTCAAAAAAGAAGATGGGACTACGCTTAAAGCCGCTTGGGAGATGTATAAAACTTACTGCGATGAGGCAAAAGTAACATTCCCATATTCACAAAGAATCTTTAAAGAGGAGCTTAAGAATTACTTCCGGGATTACAAAGAACGATTCAATAATGAAGATGGATCCAGGGTTCGCAGTTACTACGGTGGATTTAGAACGGAAAAATTTGAAGAAAGATCCTCTGATGATAAAGAGGATCAAACAAAGGCTCCGACAATTAAGTTCACAAGCACAAAATCTATATTTGATACGGAATGTGCTGATTGTTTTGCTCAGTACGCCACATCGAACGAAACCCCCTTTGAAAAATGGGACGACGTAACAATAAAATTATCCGAGCTAAATACATCTAGGGTTCATTACGTTAGAGTTCCAGAAAACCACATTGTCATTGACTTCGATATTACGGACGATAAAGGCAATAAGTCTTTTGAAAAGAACCTCGAAGAAGCAAGCAAATGGCCGCCTACATATGCGGAGCTTAGTAAGAGTGGTGCGGGTATTCACCTGCATTATATTTATAATGGAGACGTTTATAGGTTGAGCCGGGTCTATGATGACTACGTAGAAATTAAGGTGTTCACAGGTAGAAGTTCATTAAGACGAAAATTGTCAAAATGTAACGACCTACCTATCTCGACAATCAGCTCTGGTTTACCACTGAAAGGAGAAAATAAAATGGTAAATTTTGAAGGAGTGAAAAGCGAGAAAGGGCTTAGAACACAAATCAAACGAAATCTCAACAAAGAGATACACCCAGCGACTAAGCCCAGTATCGATTTCATTTACAAAATATTAGAGGATGCATTCAGCAGCGATTTGAAATACGATATCACCGATATGCGAAATGCGGTATTAGCTTTTGCAGCAAGCAGCACTCATCAGGCCGACTATTGTATCAAGTTGGTAAACAAGATGCAGTTTAAGTCAGCAGACCCATCCACTGGAGGAAAAAACGAAGATGCTAAGTTGGTTTTCTATGACGTGGAGGTCTTCCCTAATCTCTTCCTTTGCAATTGGAAAATTGAAGGCGAAGGGAAACCTGTGGTACGGATGATTAATCCTTCTCCGACCGAAATTGAAGATCTTATGAGATTTAGATTGGTCGGTTTTAATTGTCGTCGATATGATAATCATATTCTCTACGCAAGATTGATGGGATATGACAATGAACAGTTATATAAGCTGTCTATGAAAATTATCGATGGCAGTCCAAATTGTTTTTTTGGAGAAGCTTATAATGTCTCTTATACTGACGTCTACGATTTCTCCAGTAAAAAACAGTCTTTAAAAAAGTTTGAAATCGAACTTGGCATTCACCATCAGGAGCTTGGAATACCGTGGGATCAGCCTGTGCCTGAAGAGCTTTGGACTAAAGTCGCAGAGTATTGTGACAACGACGTCATAGCAACTGAGGCAACATTCAATGCTCGAAAGTCTGACTTCTTAGCAAGACAAATCCTGGCTGATGTCGCCGGTATGGCGGTCAATGACACCACGAATACTTTGACCACTAAAATCATATTTGGAAGCAACAGAAAGCCCCATGATCAGTTTAACTACCGTGACATGGGGTCAAAGCCGAAACACGACTGGGTGTATCGTGGTGAGCTTGATTGCGACCCGGAATTTACTGTATTTGAAGGAGATAAACCGATATTTCCCGGATATAAATTTGAAAACGGCAAGTCAACCTATCGCGGAGAAGAAGTTGGCGAAGGTGGTTACGTATATTCTGAGCCTGGTATGTACGGCAATGTCGCACTCTTAGACGTTGCTTCAATGCATCCAAGCAGTATTGTCGCTGAGAAACTTTTCGGAGAGGAATACACGCAGCGATTCAAGGATATTCTGGATGCTCGTATGGCAATCAAACATAAAGACTTTGACAAAGCCCGAAAAATGTTGGGTGGTGCATTGGCTAAATACTTAACTGATGAGAATGCTGCGTCGGATTTGGCTACGGCTTTAAAGATTGCAATCAACTCCGTATACGGTCTAACATCGGCGAGCTTTGATAATCCTTTCCGTGATAATCGCAACAAAGACAATATAGTAGCAAAACGTGGAGCCCTGTTCATGATCAACCTCAAACACGAGGTGCAGAAACGGGGCTTTATTGTTGCTCATGTTAAGACAGATTCTATTAAGATCCCAGATGCTACTCCGGAAATTATCCAGTTTGTTACTGATTACGGCAAGCAGTACGGCTATACCTTTGAACACGAGGCTACCTATGATAGATTTTGCTTAGTTAATGATGCGGTTTATATTGCCAAGTACAAAGATGGTAAACATGCTGGAGAATGGACGGCAACCGGGACCCAATTCCAAATTCCATACGTGTTCAAGAAACTATTCAGTAGAGAGAAAATTATATTTGAGAACATGTGTGAGACTAAAGCTGTAACCTCAGCTTTATATTTGGATATGAACGAAAGTCTTCCTGATGTTTCGACATATGAAAAAGAAAGAGATGATATTTGGGAGAGATTAATATCTACCGAACAACTTTCTGATTCAGAAGTAAATTCAATGGAAGCTCGACTTGTTGAATTGAGAGAACTTATTGAAAAGGGCCACAACTATCGTTTCATCGGAAAGGTCGGTCAGTTTTGTCCAATGAAAGAAGGTGCTGGCGGCGGAATCCTTCTTCGGGAAACTACCAATAAAAAAACCGGAGAAAAAAGTTATGCTTCAGCTACTGGATCCAAAGGTTATAGATGGTTGGAATCCTCAATGGTTCGTAAGCTTGAAAAAGAGTCCGATATTGATCGATCTTACTATGACAAGATGGTTGATGAGGCAGTTAAGTCCATCTCAAAATATGGCGATTTTGAATGGTTTGTTTCGGACGAACCCTATATTTCTAAAAACTTTTCTTGGAACATGCCATGTGGTAAATTTGACTGCCAAGGGTGTGTACATTGGGAAAAAACTTGGGTAGTTGATGAAAAGCTAATGTGTGATGCAGGCTATGAATGTATGCCATTTTGAAAGGAGAAATCACTATGAAAAAAGTAGATGAAAAAGACGTGGCAAATGTGGAGTCCATAGTAGTATTGAATACCAAATTCAATATGTATGGAACCATTAATAGTCCATTATTTTTGGCGGTTGATGTAGCCGAAATGATTGAGTATTCGGTTGATAAAACACACCAGATGTTGGAATTGGTCGACGATGACGAAAAGCTGACCGATACAATATATCGGGCAGGTCAGAAACGTGAGGTTTGGTTTTTGACGGAAAACGGATTATATGAGCTGCTTATGCAATCTCGAAAACCTCTAGCAAAGAGCTTTAAGCTTGAAATTAAAAAACTGCTACACCAAATGCGCAGAGGTGAGCTGAGATTAAATCGTGTTATTTCTGATAGGGGTAATTCTTTGATTATTGAAAATGCTCGTATTGTCTTCCGAAACTTCTCAGGGGCCGAGTCGAAGTTTAACAGAGCGGGCGACCGCAATTTCTGCGTAATCATCGACAACCCGGAACAGGCCCATCGATTGGCTGAGGATGGCTGGAATGTTAAAATTTTAGCTCCTCGTGACGAAGATGATGAAGCAAGGCACTATATTCAGGTTGCCGTGAGATTTGATAATGTTCCTCCTAGGGTATTTATGATCACCAGAAGAGCCAAAACACAGCTCGATGAGGAATCTATTAACGTTCTTGATTTTGCTGAAATCCGAAATGTAGATTTGACCATTAATCCTTCTAAGTGGGAGGTAAATGGTAAGACCGGCATTAAGGCGTACTTAAAGACTATGTATATTACCATTGAAGAGGATGAGTTTGCGGCTAAGTATGCCAGCGAGGAAGGGCCTGAAAAAGTTCCATTTTAAGATGAGACCGGTTAAGAGCCTAGGTTGTAATGACTGGGGCTCTTTATATTTTACCTTGAAAGGGGAACATATGGATTCTAAATCCTACAACCCGGAAAAAGAGTTTATGGATACGTTTAGACAACTCTCCATCAGATCAAGACCATGGGAAGTTTGGAAGGACTTCATTACTATGTTTGCATGTGCTCTATCAAATCCTTTAGATAAGGTTAATTTCAACGTACGCGAAGTGTCTTATATGCAAATTATTTGTAATAAGAAATATAGCCCTAGGGAGTTGGAATTGTTTCCTAAACTCGCCGCTGATACCGTTATGACATTGGAGCGCAACCCCGAACAAGACTTTTTAGGAAAGATATTTATGAGTCTCAATCTCGGCAACGAAGCAGGTGGACAGTTCTTCACTCCTTATCATGTTTGTCAGCTTATGGCGGCAACCACATTGAGTGATATTGTTCCACAAATCAAAGAAAAAGGCTACATCAGAATTAATGATCCTTGCTGCGGAGCTGGGGCAACTCTGATTGCTACTGTGCATGAGGCTAGAAGACAACTAGGAAAAGCTGACCTCAATTTCCAAAATCATATTCTCATTACCGCACAGGATGTTGATTACACGACCGCACTTATGTGTTATATTCAGCTTTCACTTCTTGGAATGGCCGGTTATGTTAAGATAGGAAACACATTAACTGAGCCCATGAGCCCCACTGATACATCGGAAAATTACTGGTTTACACCCATGTATTTTTCTAATGTATGGACCATGAGACGAATTTTCCATGGAGGAAAACTTTAAGTTCTATATGAGGAAATGAAAGGAGGTTAATGAATGTCCGTTACATTATTTGATTACCAAATTGAAGCTGTGAAACAAATGAAAAACGGGTGTATTCTTTATGGCGGAGTTGGTTCTGGAAAAAGTTTAACTGCCCTGTCCTACTACTATCTCCAAAATGGCGGAGACCCAAACAGCTTGATTGGGGGTAATTATATTCAGATGGACGATCCTCCTAAGGACTTATACATCATCACAACTGCAAGAAAAAGAGATACGTTGGAATGGGAGGGTGAACTTTCGCCCTTCCTTCTTTCTACTCATTCGGAAATCAATCTCTATCATGATCAAAAGGTGATTGTTGATAGCTGGAACAACATTGGAAAATATGTTGAAGTCACCGATGCTTTCTTTATATTTGATGAGCAGCGGGTAATTGGGAGCGGAGCCTGGGTAAAATCTTTCCTTAAAATAACTAAAGTGAACTATTGGATTATGTTATCTGCAACTCCTGGTGACACTTGGCAGGATTATATTCCAGTTTTCATTGCGAACGGCTTCTACAAGAATCGAACTGAGTTCACAAGAGAACATATTGTATATAGTCGATTCAGCCGGTTTCCCCTGGTCGACCGTTATCTTAACACTGGTCGATTAATTAGGCTGCGTAGCCGTATATTAATCGAAATGGACTTCAAGCGACAGACTGTATCTCATCATGAAAACGTTTATGTAAAGTATGATATTTCAAAGTATAAGGATGTTTCAAGGACGCGCTGGGATCTATACAAAAACGAACCCGTAGTGAATGCTGCAGGTCTTTGTTATCTCTTGCGAAAAATTGTTAATACGGACGTATCCAGACAAATCGCTTTGTTGGAGATTTTCGAAAAGCATCCACGGATGATCATATTCTATAACTTCGACTATGAGCTCGAGTTGCTTAAGAATTTGGATTATGGAGATGGCGTGGAGGTTGCTGAATGGAACGGTCATAAGCATCAACCTATACCAAATAGCGATAGATGGGTATATCTCGTGCAATATACAGCTGGTTGTGAAGGATGGAACTGTATTAAGACTGATACAATTGTTTTTTATTCCCAAAGCTATTCCTACAAGATAATGCAGCAGTCTGCTGGGCGAATTGACAGACTTAATACGCCTTACACGGATTTGTATTATTACCACTTGAAAACTCGGTCTGGAATTGATTTAGCTATAAGCCGGTCTCTAAAAGATAAAAAGAACTTTAACGAGACCAAGTATGTAAACCGCTCTCGGGGTTTGAAGCAAGCAGCGTGATATTGAAAAGAAAAATAAACATAAAAGATACTCTTCTTTCTGAATGTGGTTTTTTACGCGAAATTTACACCTCCTATTATGGAAACCAATATTTAAAGGAGGAAATAAAAATGAAAAAAATGTTTCAGGATTATAAAACAATGGTGGTTGAACCGAAAAAAGAATTTTATAAAATGCACGGGAAAGAAGTTATTATATTGAACATAGCAATTTATGCAGCTCTTATCGGAGGAAGACTTGTTTTAAGTAATCAAAAGAAAATAATAGAAAAGATTAAATCCAAATTTAATAATGGTAAAAGAAATTGAGTCCAGAACAAGGACTCTTTCTTTTTATTTTAACAAATAAAGGAGAATAACGATGAAATGGCCGATAGAAGCTTTTAACTATAAATATAAAAAATGCCCTAAAAAGGTAAGAGAATACATTGTAAACCTGTTAGGAAAAGAAGAAGCCAGAAAACTGTTTCGGGCAATACGGTCCGACAAATGGATTATCATATCCGGTCCTGAGTGTTCCGGTAAGACTCTTCTTTGGGATATATTAAGGACTATTGGTTATCCCTATGTTCTTGAGGAGCATATGACTACAGCTATTCACACTTCTGAACCTTTGAAGGAGCTCCGAGATTGGAGAAGTATATACGAATCGCTTGAGATTCCTGTGACACGTTGAATTGCAAGTATGGGTCAGACGCAAAATTTGCAGCGCGATATCCGCATTCGAGCATCACATTGTTGAGAGTATCATTATCGATATAAAAACCCTTATCGTAAAGCTTTACGAATGTATGCCTGATATGTGATGTGTCGACATTTCTGTTGATGGATTTGGTTGGTTTAAGGTTTTGGCTGACCCAATCTATAAGGATATCGTGTTGTTCTTTTGTGAGTTGCATAATAGTTCACCTCCGTTTTAATAAAAATTGTACCATAGAAAGGATGGAAAATAAATGATTCTAATTGAAAAAACAGAAGTTATGGGTTTTGACCAGGCCATCCGTGGAATGAGAAACCCGATGAATAGCTGGGATAAATCCGACAGTGGTATTTATAAAGGCGGCGATGATGGAATCGGTTGTTGTAACTGTGCTAACTCTTTTCAGATCGGCAAAAATGACCACGAACTGATGATAAAGCTTATTAAAGGTGGTCCTGTTCACGCCAAGTTCCGTAGAATGATTGCTGTGTATGTGGATATCACAGCGCCTTTGTATTGGTGGAAAGAGTTTGATACTTATAAAGTGGGTACGGTCGCCAACTCCTGCTCCACTATGCACAAGATTCACGAGAAGGAGTTTACTCTTGATGATTTCTCGCATGACCATCTAACCATACAAAGTGAAGATGTTCTTTTCCACGTCATCAAACATCTCAATATGCATCGTATGGCGTTCTTGACGACTAATACCGATGTCAATTTAAACTACACCGCTTTGTCGGACAAGGCCTGCGTACGAATAAAAAAAGATATTTGGTGGCAGATGATTCAGCTTCTCCCCTCTTCTTACAACCAGAAGCGTACGGTCATGTTAAACTATGAGGTTTTGGCTGGTATCTATCAGCACCGTAAAAACCACAAACTTGATGAATGGCGGGAATTTTGCAAGTGGGTTGAGGAATTGCCGTACAGTGAGATTATTACTTGTAATCCTAAGGGGGACTAGCATGGAAATTAACGAATATCAAAAAGCAGCACTACGAACGAAAAATACTAAACTAAGTTCCATTGAACAACTCCAGAACGGTATTTTGGGTCTAAGCGGTGAAGCTGGTGAATGCATTGATTTACTTAAGAAACATCTTTTCCAGGGTCATGAGTTGAATAAGGAACATGTGGCAAAAGAACTTGGGGATGTTGCCTGGTATCTTGCAATAAGTGCGGATACCATCGGTTATGACCTTGGAACTATATTGCAGATGAATATTGATAAGCTTAAAGCACGCTATCCTGAGGGATTTGACTCTGGACTTAGTGTGCATCGAAAAACAAGTGATATTTAAGGAGGACAAAATTCGGAGGGGTTGTTATCGTGAGAATAGCAGGAACCCTATCTTGTTCACTCGTGAATGGTTATGGTATCCGTTACGTTATATTCTGTCAGGGATGCTCGCATCAATGTGTTGGATGTCAAAATCCGGAAACATGGGACTTCCATGGCGGAATTGAAAAGGCCCCAGAAGAATTAGTTGCAGACATAAAAAAACACAAACATATTGACGGTGTTACGTTATCTGGGGGTGATCCGTTCTATCAGCAAGATGAATGTGTCTCTTTTTTAAAACTTCTTCCTGTGAACTTAGATGTATGGATTTACACCGGTTTTAACTATGAGGAAATAAAAGACACTCAACTTGCACGGATGGCCGATTATATAGTAGATGGAAAATTTGAACAGGATAAAATAGTTACCGGTAAAATGTACGGCAGCAGTAACCAAAAAATTATTAATGTAAAGATTGAAGAAAGGAACATTGACTCGATATGAGGAATGATGAGCATATTTTAAATTACAAAAAGCTGGTCGATGACTACATACAGGTTAACGATTGGCGCGTAAAAGAGAATTCCACGGTAAGTTACTCGGTTGGAGGTCTTATTCTATCTAATTCCGGCGCCATCACCGCTAACTATTGGTTATCAAACATTTATGACCGCGAAATCGCCGACGCACATCGAAGCGCTGCGATCCACTTGCACGACTTGTCTATGCTGACTGGTTATTGTGCCGGTTGGAGCTTGAAGCAACTTATTCAGGAGGGGCTTGGCGGTGTGGTTGGTAAAATCACCTCAACTTCTGCTAGCCATTTATCAACGCTCTGCAACCAGATGGTTAACTTTATCGGTATTATGCAGAACGAATGGGCCGGAGCTCAAGCATTTTCATCTTTTGATACGTACCTGGCGCCTTTTGTTAAGGTCGACAATCTAACTCAAAAAGAAATCAAGCAATGTGTGCAGTCATTAGTCTTTGGTCTTAATACACCATCACGTTGGGGAACGCAGGCGCCTTTCTGTAACATTACTTTGGATTGGATAGTACCAAACGATCTTAAGAACCTCCTTGCTATCGTTGGTGGTAAGGAAATGGATTTCACATATGGCGATTGTCAAAAAGAAATGGATATGGTCAATAAGGCCTTCATCGAGATCATGATTGAAGGTGACGCCAACGGACGAGGATTTCAATATCCCATCCCCACCTACTCTATCACTCGTGATTTTGATTGGGGTGAGACCGAGAATAACAAACTCCTATTTGAAATGACCGCGAAGTACGGTACCCCATATTTTTCTAATTATGTTAATTCAGATATGGATCCCAGTGATGTTAGGTCAATGTGTTGTCGCCTTAGACTTGACCTACGCGAGCTTCGTAAGAAGTCCGGAGGGTTCTTTGGTTCAGGGGAGTCTACTGGTTCAGTTGGTGTAGTTACTATCAACTTACCGAGAATTGCTCATCTGGCTTCGGATGAAAAAGACTTCTATGTGAAGTTGGATGAGCTGATGGATATTTCAGCCCGTTCTCTTAAGATTAAGCGAACCTTCGTCACTAAGCTTTTGAATGCTGGATTATATCCATATACTAAGCGATATTTAAGAACATTTGATAATCATTTTTCAACCGTAGGTATCGTTGGTATGAATGAAGCTGGTCTTAATGCTAAGTGGTTGCGTAAGGATTTGTCTACTCCTGAAGTGCAGCAATTTACTAAAGATGTTCTTAATCACATGCGAGAACGCCTTAGTGATTATCAAGAGCTCTATGGTGATCTTTATAACCTGGAGGCTACCCCTGCTGAGTCTACCACATATCGCTTTGCAAGGTATGATAAAAATCAATATCTGGATATTGTCACTGCGAATGAAAACGGAACTCCTTACTATACTAACTCAAGCCATCTCCCTGTAGGGTATACGAATGATATTTTCTCTGCGCTCGACATCCAGGACGAGCTTCAGACTCTGTATACATCAGGTACTGTGTTTCACGCTTTCCTTGGTGAAAAACTTCCCGATTGGAGGTCAGCTGCTAATTTAGTTCGTAAGATTGCTGAGAACTATAAACTACCGTATTATACCTTATCTCCGACATACTCCATATGTAAGAACCACGGATATATAAATGGAGAAGTTGGAGCTTGCCCGGTCTGCGGTAAAAAAAATGAAATTTACAGTCGTATTACCGGCTATTACCGACCGGTCCAAAATTGGAACGACGGAAAGGTACAGGAGTTTGAAGACCGTCGTGTGTACGACATTAACAAAACTCATAAGGAGTTAATCCTTGTCACCACCGGTACCTGCCATAACTGCAAGCAAGCGGAGAAAATTTTGAATGAAACTGATATAGCTTTTACAAAAATTTTGACCAAAGATAATATGGAACTTGTAAACGGACTTGGAATTATGCAGGCGCCGACTCTTGTAGATGGTGACAAAAAATATTCCGGTCTGAGTGAAATTTATAAATTTGTTTCAGAGGAGATGTGGTATGAATGATAGAGATTTAAGAAAGAATGCCGAGGGATATTCTGATCCAACCGCTTATGAAGCTATCAAAAACATTGATACGGAGAACGAGAGGTTTCACAAACTTTTATATACGATTTTCAATATCGTAGAACTTTCCGGATTTCAAATTGATGGAAGAATCGTGTTGGTTAATAAGAAAAGCGGTAGAGTTTGGAGATGATTGAAATGTGACTCCATAATATATATAATATATTTGGAATAGTTTGCATGTTTATCGAAAGGAGAAATTATGAGTAGGAGCGGAAATAAAAAGCGTGGATTATTTGGTCTCATTTTCGACTTTGTCATGACTCTTTTCACTGGAGGGTTATGGCTACTTTGGATACTGATTCGGTATCTGAGAAATAATAGTTAATGATTGAATCATATATTTATAGCCCATGTTTTGTTACTTGCCTTGTATGGTGAGAATGAGATGTGGGCTATTTTTATGTGATTTCTGTCGTCCGTACACTTTTATAAAAAATGAAAAACGATCAAATTTACGCCCACTTTTAATTTTTGCAAAGTGGGCTTTTTGAGTTTTGTGAAAAATTGGGTGGATTTTTGGAGAGTTTTTTGATTGTACGGGCGTTTTTGGTTGAAAAAAGTGGCCATTTGCCCACTTTCTGCCCACTTTTAAAAACGGATTTGGCCACGAAAAACCCAGTATTTATGCGGGTTTGCGGGTTTTTTGCCCACTTGCCCACTTTTATTCTCTATTAAATGCGATAAAAAGATTAAAGATATATATAAATATGGCCAAAAAAAGTGGGCTTTTGGCCACGAACATGAAAAAGGTTAAAAATTACTTTCGCAAGTGAAAACCATACCCTCTACCACAAATTGAAGAAGTAGCCAAGAGTTCTTATAAAGTTCTTCCATATTTCGTCTGTTCGTGGTATGCTGATGCTGGAAATTTTATTTGATAAGGTAGGAGGGTTGGTATGGCTGATATTAAGAGAATAAAAAAAGGATTGAAAGATGCGGAAGATATAGCAAACGCCCTCGTAGTCGTTAGCACGGCCTTGGCTATTTTTGAACCGGTAATAAACGCCGCCGCTAAAACAGTAAAAGAGAAAGTTAAAGAAAGAAAAGACTTAGTTGATATTCCGGAATTATATTCTAGAGGGCTTCCTATAAAATTAGAACGAGCTATAATATTGCTTGAGGAGTGTAAATTAAAAGTCGAACCGGTCGCCATTAGAGATGCAAATATCAAATATAAAGACTGTTTTGATTTACAGATTGTCGGATCAAAACCAAAACACAAACAAAAAGTTAAACCGGGAACGCTCGTGTTTTTAAAGTATGTAACTTCTGAAGTAATTGAAGAAAGTCAAAAATTGTTTGATAAATCAGAGAAATATAAAGCCGAAGTAAGACTGGAAAAAGCTAATAAAAGATTAGAGCAAAAAGAAAAGAACAAGAAAATGGTCGACGACGTTATAACAAATATTCAGCAAGGAGCTATTGATATCACAGCTAATATGAAGAATCAAATTGAAAGAGTTCTGATAAATCACAATAAAAAAAGATCCGAAGGGGTCCCGGATAACACGACAGATTCGTGAATTTTACATGGCCTATTAAGGAGATGTTAAAGAGCTCTTTTTATCTCCTAACTTATTAAAGTTGGAGGTAACAAGATTATGAAAAAGAAGAAAGCGGAAATTGAAAAAATAAACATATCTATGTGGTTATCTACCGGCGAACAATATTGTCCGGATTGTCATCGTAAGGCTACTCATGAAGATGGGTATTGGGAATGTGATATTTGTAAATGGAGCATCACCGACGAAGAAGCCGATTATGGAGACGGTTATCCTACCTTAGAGGCAACTTACGAAGACGATTATTTTGAATGTTATACAAGTAACATCGACGAAGAACCGGATATATGTAAAGACTGTGGGGGTCCCTGGCCGGACTGTCAGTCTGGTTGTCGCTTATTCCGTGATTAATTATAATTTTTTAAACAAGCCTGTACCTAAATGGTATGGGCTTTTCTTTTGCTGTTTTTAGCTTCGCGAAAAAAACACGCTCTTTTATGAAGAGAGATAATAAAAACCGAAATTAAAATTTCGACACTCTCTTTTATTTCTGTTTTTAAACAAGAAAGGAGGTCCGCTTATTAATAATTTAGAAAGCAAATTTCAAAAAGAGGTAATCGAAGAATTGAAATCACTGTTTTCCGGATGCATGGTAATGAAACTTGATTCGGGTTATATTCAAGGAATTCCTGACCTGCTAGTTTTGTACAAAAAAAAGTGGGCCACTTTGGAATGTAAAAAAATCACGAGCGCTAAGAAACAGCCAAACCAAGAATATTATGTCGGACTTATGGATGAGATGTCGTTCTCAAGGTTTATATGTCCGGAGAATAAGGAGGAGGTATTGCATGAACTTCAACAAGCATTTAAACCTTGAAGGACAACATGCGTTTCTTGGCGCCAGTAAATATCACTGGATTAATTATGACGAAGTAAAAGTAGCTGACGTATATTCTAAATTCTTAGCTACACAAAAAGGAACAATACTTCACGAGTTCGCAGCTCAGTGTATCAGACTTGGACAGAAATTACCGAAGTCAAGAAAAACGCTGAATATGTATGTGAATGATGCCATCGGTTTTAAGATGACGCCTGAGCAACCGTTGTTCTATTCGGAAAATTGTTTTGGCACAACTGACGCAATTGCGTTTAGAAATCGATTGCTTAGAATTCATGACTATAAGTCGGGCGTTACTCCAGCACACATGGAGCAGCTTGAAATATATGCTGCTCTTTTTTGTTTGGAATACAAGATTAAACCTTTTGAAATTGAGATGGAACTAAGGATTTATCAGTCTAATGAAATAATTGTACATAATCCAACTGGGGAAGACCTGGTTCCAATAATCGATAAAATCATCACTTTCGACAAGTTGATAACAAAAATCAGAGCAGAGGAGGATTAAACCATGAATCGCATCGCAGAAGAAATCCTAATGCATTATGGAGTAAAAAGGCGTTCTGGACGTTATCCTTGGGGCTCTGGTGATAGTCCTTATCAACATAGTGGTGATTTTATAAGTCGAGTTGATGAATTGACAAAACAAGGTTTTAACGAAAAACAAAGGGCTGAGGCATTGGGTCTTACTACAACTGATCTACGTATGCAACTCCGGGTAGCTAAACATGAGAGAAGGAGATTGGAAGCAGATAGAGCCAGGTCTTTAAGAGATGACGGAAAAACGTTGAATGAAATTGCCGAGATTATGGGTTATAACAACGATTCGTCAATTCGCGCTCTTCTCAATGAAAATACAGCGGCAAATAAAAACAAAGCTCAAGTTACTGCTGATATTCTAAAAAAAGAACTGAAAACAAAAAGAATGATTGATGTTGGAGTTGGAGCAGAAAGAGAGCTAGGCGTATCTCCAATTACATTAAAAGAAGCCATTTTTATATTGGAGAACGAAGGTTATAAAATACATCCAGTAGGTATTCCTCAAATTAATAATCCAGGCAAACAAACCAATATTCCAGTATTGTGTGCTCCTGATGTGACCGGAAGAGAACCTTATCAAAACATGGGTGACATTAAATCTGTTGGTGAGTATCATTCGGTTGACGGTGGTTCTAGTTGGAGTAAACGTGAATACCCAGCTAGTATTGATTCTAAAAGAGTCCATATTCGATATGACGATGAAGGTGGGGCTCAAAAAGATGGTGTAATTGAAATTCGAAGAGGCGTAAATGATTTGGATTTAGGTAATTCTCATTATGCACAAGTTAGAATTCTTGTTAACGGAACTCACTATTTAAAGGGTATGGCTATGTATTCGGATGATATGCCGGATGGTGCCGATATTGTATTCAACACGAATAAAAAAGTTGGAACAGATAAGTTGGACGTTTTTAAGAAAATAAAAGACGATCCAGATAACCCATTTGGAGCCTATATTAAAGCCGATGGACAAAGCTATTACATTGATAAGGATGGAACCTCCAAATTATCAGCTATTAACAAATTAAAAGAAGAAGGCGATTGGGATTCTATGTCAAAAAACCTATCTTCTCAATTCTTGTCTAAACAACCCATGCAACTTATAAAGAAGCAACTAAATCTTACATATTCGGATGCAGAAGCAGAGTTTGATGAAATATGCTCGCTCACGAATCCAACAGTGAAGAAAAAGATGCTTCTGGATTTTGTAGGCCAATGTGATGGAGCAGTTGTACATCTTAAAGCGGCTGCCCTTCCTCGACAGAAAACGCAGGTTATTTTACCTATAACTGCTCTTGCTGAAAATGAGGTTTACGCCCCCAACTATAAAAATGGAGAGAAAGTTTCTTTGGTTCGCTATCCTCATGGTGGCACATTTGAGATTCCAGTTCTAACGGTCAACAATAAAAATCGCTCCGCAAGAAGCATCTTAGGAAATGTAACCGATGCTATTGGTATAAATCCAAAAATTGCAGGAAGATTATCCGGTGCTGATTTCGATGGTGATCAAGTTGTTGTGATTCCTATCAATGATAAAGTCAGGATAAAGTCAACTCCGGCTCTTAAAGGCCTGGAGAGATTTGATCCAAAGACTGAGTATGCATACCACGATGGAATGAAAGTCATGTCAAAAGGTTCTGTCGGAAAACAAATGGGGGCAATTTCAAATTTAATTACTGACATGACTCTTAAAGGTGCGCCAGAAAGTGAAATAGTAAGAGCAGTTAAACATAGCATGGTTGTTATTGATGCTGAAAAACATAAGCTCGATTATAAACAGTCCGAGAAAGATAATGGAATAGTCGCACTTAAAAAGAAATACCAAGGTTATACCGATGAAGATGGTAAGGAAATTGGCGGAGCATCTACTTTGCTCTCCAGAAGAAAGCAAGATCTCAGGGTTCCAGAAAGACAAGGTAGCGGTATTGTTGATCCAACTACTGGAAAAGTTACCTATAAACAATCAGGAAGAATGTACCTAGATCCCAAGACTGGAAAGATGACCCCTGCCGTTACTAAAGTGAAACTTCTTAATGAAACAGAGGACATCCGCATATTGTCTTCCGGTACCCCCCAAGAAAACGCTTATGCCGACTATGCCAATAAGATGAAAGCTTTGGCGAATAGTGCCCGGAAGGAGTATAAGGCTGCTGGTAAAATTGAGTATTACAGCAGCGCTAAGGCCATTTATCAAAAAGAAGTGGACCATTTATTGGCTCAACTTAATGTGGCTTTAATGAACGCCCCCCGTGAACGGAGAGCCCAGGCCGTAGCTAACTCGGCGGTTAAAGCGAAAATTCAAGACAACCCGGACTTGGCTAAGGATAAGAAAGAAATAAGAAAGGTCAGTCAACAAGCTATCTATGATGCTAGAGCTTCTGTTGGTGCCAGTGGAAGAGACACTCGGATAACCATAAGTGACAAAGAATGGGAAGCCATTCAAGCTGGCGCCATTACCGACAATAAACTATCTAAGATACTTAGATACACTGATCCCGATGTCATAAAACAGAGAGCGACTCCCAGATTTACGACACAGTTATCTACTGCCAAAATCAATAAGATTAAATCTATGCTTGAATCTGGTTACAACAATGCCGACATAGCTAAGTCTTTGGGTGTGTCGACATCAACGGTATCTAATTACACCAACACATAAAGGGGTGATAATAAAATATGGCTAAATGTATGTTAACAACCTTTGATAACCCTTATGATCCACTTGAACAGTTTGATTCTTGGTATATGTTCGACATGGATAAAGGTTACAATTCTTGTTCGTATTTAGATAGAATTGCAAGAACTTCAGATCAACTTTCAGAAGAAGAGAACGATTTGGAAATTGAAAGAGCGATTTCTGAAATCATCAAATACGATTTCAGAAATATATACAAGAAAGTTTCCACAACCAATTTTATCAATTAAAACAACGAAAGTAAATTCTTTTAAAAAAAATGATTTTCAAAAAACAAAGACGGTTATGGTTTTTAATTACAAAAGATATAGGGGGTGTGTTGCAAAAATTGCACCCCCCTCCGTCAT